CGATAGTAGAGATCAAGAGTCGATCCCAAGATGCGAACGTGTTCCTGCGAAACGCTGTCGAAGAAGGGACGCTCTACATCGTCCAGAGTCAGCTCGGTCTTGTATGGTTCGACACGACCTCCAGGAACAACGTAGGGTTCGACCTTGCGGACCATCAACTTCTAGCCTATCAGAATCGGCATCGGGTAGGAGGAGAGCATAATGGCCTCGTTGAGATACTCTAGCTCCGTGCGCGCCTCATCAAGCAACGTCGCTCCATCCATCGTCACCGAGCCCTGTGCCGTCGGATAGGCGTCGTACTTGGACCGGATGCGGCCAAGGCGCATCTTAGCTAGGGCCAGCGAGTACTGCTTGACCATGTCGTGGTCCTTCTCCTCAAGCTGCTCGATCGTGACCTGGTTGGTCTTGTAGTCGATGATCAACGACGCGGTGGTCGGACTCCTCGACGGGAACGTGTAAAGCCGTCGGCCCTCCTGCCGCCAGTCCTGATCGGCGCTGATGATCTTCTTGGCCGTATCGATGTACTGGAGCAGCTGGGCAAAGTTCGAGTACAGGCCGCCGGTCGCCTGGGCAGCGAAGACCGAGTAGGGGATCTGCTGTTCGGGAAGGATGAAAGGCGCAAAGATCGTCGAGAAGTCGAAGGGCGTCGACGTGAAAGCTACGTCCAGCACCACCTCGACCTCTGGCGGAAGATCGTAGGAGCCGTCCTGCGAAGGGGGCAGCACTGCCGATCTCTTGACCCCTTTCTTGGAGGTGAACCACCGACGAGCATCCTCGATGGAATCTATGAGGTGATCATCGGTCAGCTCAACCTTGATAACCGGCGCTCCGAGCGTGCGCAAGATCCACAGCTTGAGTTGGTCGGCGTTCATCAGGGGTGGAGCGGCCACGGGCTACCTCCTACGTGTACAGGCTCTTCTTCTTGAACTGGTGCGTCTTGCTAGGGAACCCCTGCTTGGCGGGCTGTTCAGGCTTCGGGTCCACCGCTGCATGCAAATCGGCGGCAGCTTTCTCCGAAAGAGGGGGTTCCTCGTCGAGGGGCGGCGGACGAATCTGGGAGGGGTCGGTGACAATCTCGATCTCCTCCACTTCAGGGACTGGCAGGATCTCGGTGATGACCGGAGCCGGCAAAGGGCTCGGAGCCTCGACAGGATCCTGATAGTCCACTGGCACCTCTGTCAGCAGGTTAGGCGAGAACCGCGCGTAGGCGTCTCCGACGAGCTTCTTCCCCGGATAGATGAGCCCCACTCCAGGCAAGTAGGCCAGATTCAGTTCACTTCTCAGCACGAATATCCGCATTCCGTCCTCCACTGTGCATCTCCTGGAGCTGGATGAAGATGTCCCGCAGAGTCTCCATGCTCTTGAGCATCACGTCGAGCACTGATGCGATCTGCCCATAGAGCTGAGCCTCACCAGCTACACCCGCGCGCGAGGGCACGGGCGTAGGCGCGAGCGCGATGGAGTTCCTGCGAGCATTCTTCAGCAAAGCCTCGGCTTCCGCAATATCGTTCACAGGAGCCGGCTTCGCGACAGGAGACGGAACCTCACGGGTCGGGGGAGTCGAAACAGGCTCTGGTGTGGAGATCGTCCCCAACAGCATGTTCGCCCCGACCGCCCCAACATCCTCCAACTCGTCCATGACCGACTGATACTTGCCCATCGTCCGAATCCTGCGACCACATGGTCGCAAGATCGTTATACCTCAAGCCTGCAAGAAGGTACACGCCCGCCTGCATCCAGAAGGACGAAGGCGGCGTGTTATCTGCCGGAAGTGGCGGTGGAGTTGGAGGTCTAGAGGTTCTGGATGCCGACCTGGCCGTAGAACTCGCTGCGCAGGAGCTTGGTCGCGTAGCGGGTGCGGAGACCCTTGCGGAAGCTGAAGTCCGCCGGATCGAGGAAGGTCGGGGTGACCTGGAGCGGGATGTACGGAGCCCAGGCATAGCCAGCGTCGAGGAAGCTGGAGCCCTTGAGGCCGATCAGCATCTTGTCGCGCGGGAAGAAGGGATCTTCGTAGACCAGCCACTTGTTGCTGAGCATGCCGGTCTTGTAGATGCCGAACTGACCGTGCTGGACGAGCGGGCGGGGCATATCCGCCGGCCCGTAGGGGGACTCGCCGCCCGAGGTCCACAGGGCGCGGAAGTCGCCGTGAGTCTGGAGCTGCGTGATCAGCGCCGATACCTCGGGGCTGGTGACGATCCAGTTGGCCGGAGCGCGCAGGGTCTTCTTGTGGATCAGGTTGGAAACCGTGGCGATCTGAGTGATCAGACCACGGAGGTGATCCAGCTCGTTGATGCCCGCCGGAGGGACGCGGTCGAAAGTGCCGGTCGTACCGCCCGAGCTGAGGTAGAGCGAGTTGATGATCTCGCGATCGATCTCGAGGGCGATCTCCTGGGCAACAGCCGCGACCATCTCGGTCTCGGCGTCGACCCCGTGGAACGCCTTCAGATCCTCAGCCGCCTCAGCGCTCCACAGCGCCTTGATCTTGCGGCTGACCGCCTGGACGGGCTGCTGCTTGACGTCCAGGTTGATCTGCGGGACGCGCGAGTTCATCTCGGCGTCGTAGTAGTAGAGCGCCCGGATCGGGTGGTTCATGCCCGGCGGGTTGGTGAAGAGGAAGGCCGTCAGCGAGCCGTTGGTGTAGGCGATGTTGCCCGCCAGCACATTGCCCGTGAAGCCGGTGGAACCGTTGTCGGTCGCCTGCTGCACGATCGCGCCGGTCACCGGGTCGATGTCGACGATCTTGACCGAGAAGCCGCGCACGGTGTCGAGCGGACGGACCGGAACGTACACGAGCGTCGCAGCCAGCGCAAGGACGGGGCCGGCTCCGCCGTAGTCCACCGCGTTGCCGGTCGCGAGCGCCTCGCCGTTCACGTACTCCGAGGAGTAGTCACGGTCGAAGTCACGCGGGAAGATGTAGCCCTGCTGCGTCTGGCCCTTGTTGGTGCCGTAGACGTAGTCGAGGTAGAAGACCGCTCCGACCGGGGCCGTCATCGGCTGAACCGAGACGATCTCGTTGGCGATCAGGTTGGGGAACACACGACGAAGGATGGGGAAGATGAACTTCGTGAACGAGCCGACGTTCAGCGTCCGCGTCTCCTCCGACATGGCCTGGAGATGCTGCGACTCGTTCTCCATCAAGATCGCGGTCACGCCGAGGCTGTATCGCTCCTTGTCGGAGCGATCCGGGAGCCCCTCCAGGAAGTCCCGCCACTTCCTGATGAGAGCGCCGACGTAGGACTTGTCGGCAATGGTCCTCTTGGCGTCCTCAAGCAGGATATGGCGCGCCTCGCTCATCGTACTTCCTCCTCTACGTTCCTTTTCGGCCGCCCGAAGGCGGGTTGTTGTGAACGAACTGCTACCTGGTCATCCCGGACAGAGACTTCAACTCATCAAGATTGATGCCCAGTCCGTTGTAGTTGTCCTTGGCGCGACCCGTGCCCTTCTCTTCGATCAGTTGGTCGGTCTCACGACCGCCGCCGACCTTCTGCCGAACTTGAGCACGGACCTTGTCGAGGTCGTCGGGGTCCTGGTGAGCTGGAGCGGCAGCGATGCCGACCTGCTCGATCAGGGTGTCGACCTCTTCCTTCGTCGAAGCCTTCGACGACTCGATGATGGATCGGATCTTGTCAGCTTTCGGATGGTTCGTCAACTGCCGCTCCACGTAGACCTGGAGAGCAAGCTGCTTGTTGACGACGACGCTCTTCTCGAGCGCCTCCATCAGCTTCGCGCGCTCACCGATGACCGCCGTCATCTTGGCGTGCTCCTCGGCCTTCGCCTCGTCGATGAGGTGCCGCTGATCCTGCGCGCGCTTGGTCTCTTCCTCGCGACGCTTGGACAGCTCCTCACGCACCGAAGCGACCTTGAGCTTGAGCGCCTCAGCACTCTCGTAGACCTTGACGTCACCGATCAGCTTGCGCACGGTCTCGGCATCGGGATCGTCCTGGAGCACGCGCTCGAGGAAGAACTTGTAGCCGATCTCGCGGGCGGCAGAGGCAAGCTTGTCGTTCTCCTCCTCCAGCCCCTTGATCTTGAGGTCCCGCTCTGCCATCTCGTTCTTCAGGCGCTTGATCTCGGCATCCTTCACCTTGACCACGCCTTCGGCGTCGGCCGGGAGAATGAACGGGCGAACGTGTTCCTTGATGGCGTCGAGCGCCGTCTTGGCCGCCGCAACAGCCGGGTCCGCCAGCAATTCGGTCCGCACTTGCTCGCGCAGCGCGTCCTTGACCTTGGCGATCTCAGCGATCAGCGTGTTGGCCATTTCCTCGCGAAGCGAGGCGGTGTTCTTGGCAGCGATGCCCTTGGCCTCAGCCTCGACCCTGTCGGCGAACTTCTTGGCCATATCCTGATCGGCGTCCATGTCGATCTCCACTCCCTCGAAGAAGACTTCGGGATAGGCGCTGGCGTCGGCCGGCTCGGCAACGAAGTCGAAAGAGACGAGCTTGTAGTCCTCTTGGACCACTGACTCGCCCTTGTCGTTCTCCACCGTCGAACCGTACCCGCGCGAGCTAACCCCGATCTTGCACCCGGCCTGGAGCAGAGCCTTGAGGTTCTTGCCCCGTTCGGTGTCGAGGATCTCGGCTTCGCCGATCACCTTGTCGCCGGAGATGTTGAGTTGGGTGATGATGTGACTGACACGCGCGAGCTGGGTCCGGCCATCGGTCGGGTGGTCAAGCTCGCCGAGAACACGACGATCCTGGAGGGCAGGGGAGAGGCGCTGGAACTGCTGCTCCCAGATCTTCTGGTTGTAGACGCGCTTGTTCTCAGTGGCGAGACCACAACGAGCGAACTCGCCGCGCACTACTACCTTGCCTGGCTCGGAGGCCTCAGCTAGCTGAAGCTGAACGTAGCGCATGTCGGTGAGCAGCCTCTTGGGCTGTTTGACTGACGCGCTGTTCGTCTCCGTGAGCATCCTCTTCCTCTTCTAGTAGCGCCGCCACTTCTTGTACTTGAAAGGCGACGCGGCTCCCAGGTTCACCCCGGTCTTCTTCCGGGTCTTCCTGGTCGGGCTTCCGAAGTGTGTCTTCTCGAACCCGATAACTTCACTCCTGCCACTACTGTATGCCGTCCTCCGAACCCGTTGCGTCTGGGCTTCGACCTGGGGGGCTACTTCTTGCCCCCCTTCTCGGCTTCCCCCTCGCCACCCTCGCCCTTCTTGTCCTTGCCCTTCTCGTCGTCGTCATCGTCGTCATCGTCCTCGTCGCAGGCTTCCTCGATCTCGGCATAGACCTCGAGACCCTGGAGGAGGGCGGTCATCATGTTGTTGAAGTCCTCGCCGAGGTTCTGCTGCTCCTCCTCGGACAGGGAATTGGCCTTCATGCGAGTGGCATAGTCGGCCGCTGCTTCCGCCATCTCGGAGAAGTTCTCAGCCGTCTCGGACAGCCGCTTGATGTCCGCCAACTCCTCCTCGGTCAGCTGATCCTCGTGACCGTCGTAGTCGCTGACGGAGCGGAAGATGTTGGACAGCGTCTCGCTGATGATGGCGACGTTGGCGAAAGTCTTGATCGCCTCGTCCATCGACACCTTCGGGGTGCGAGCGGCTTCGAGGATAGTCCGGACCTCCTCAAGCAGAGTGGTGACGCGATCGGAAGTCCGCTCGACCTTCTTGGCCTCGGTCACCTCGTTCGGACCGGCGACGCGACGGAAGCACTCGACAGCCGTGCGAAGATTCTGCACGTCGGTGCTCTCGAACCGGCTGAGGACGCGCTTGTGCTTCGCCGCCCTCCGCTGCCCCCTGGAGGTCTTCCGGAACTTCTTCTCCTTGCGACGGAGCTTCTTGCCACCAGCGGAGCGCTCAAACGCCTTCGCCTTCGCCTTCTCCGCACCGTGCATCCTGTGAAGGGTCTTCCGGATCGCACGAGAACCGACCACCGCGTGACGAACCTTCTCGTCTAGCGGAGCCTCGGCTGGAGGGTTCTCGGCTCCCTCCTTCTTCGTCTCGGGAATGGCCTCGCGCTCCTTGCCTGGCTTCTCAGCCGCCTTCTTCTTCTGTTCGGGTGAAAGCTCGTCGTCCTTCTTCTCGCCTTCGTCCGCCTCGCGGATGTCGAGGCCGATGGCCTTCATGTCCTCGTCGAGGGTCGTGATGAGAACGGGGTTCCTGGACATCGCGGGTTCCTCCTACTACTTCTGGCCTGCATCCACGAGGTTCTTGGTCATGGCGATGATGAAGCGGCTGGCGGTCTCGAACAGGTGCAGCTCTCCCACCAGAGCGTCGTGGATCTCGGCCAAGCCGGACACGCTGCTGATCTTGGAGGAGCTTTCCATGGTCACCTTCTGGATGCCACGGAGATCGGAGAGGAGATCTTGGGCAAAGCTGCCCAGCGCGGTCAACGCGTCGGTCTCCTCCTTGCCAACGCTACTCGCGAGAAGCGTGAGGGCTGTGATGGCCCCTTCTACGTCCTCTGCGATGTTCCCGAGATGCGTCCCGAGAGTCGTCAGGTCTTCGTTGACCAGATCGCGGAAGTTGTCCAGCTCTCCGACCTTGATGGAACCGTCGTAGAGCTTGGCGTACTTGGGCGACTCCGGTGAAGCTGCAACCGCTTCACCGAGGAAGGACTTGAAGTGCGCAGCCCGCTCCCGATAGAGCGTCTTCCAGGTACGGTCACCCTTGATCGTGAGAACGACACCTTCGATCAGACGCGGCTCGACCGGCGAGGCCTTGAGAACGAACGGAACAAGCGTGCGTAGCCTTTCCGTCCCTTCCGACAAACCGCCGACGATGAAGGCGTCCACAACTCGAAGCGCCTCAACCTTCACCCAGTCGCCGATACTCTCAGGAGCGTAGCTCTTGACCTCGACGACTTCGTGCCCAACCAGCTTGAGTGTCCCAGCTGCGGACCGCTCGAAGCGGATCTTGCGAAACTGGCCACTCTGGTTAGCCGCGACGAAGTGCTTGTCGAACGTTCCGACTACACGCGCAGGAACGTCCTCCCCGAAAATCTTGACGCGCTCCTGTTGCAGCGCTTCATCGAGGTGAGCGATCAAGGACTCATAGCTCCCAGCAGCGATCTTGGCGATCTCTTCCGCTGGAACGAACCGCTGCATGCTGATCGACATGTGCAAGCAGGCTACCTTCTACCTACATCACTGTCAAGCCGACATGGTTGGGTTGTCAAGAGGGTACTCGATAGAATCATCCCGCCTTCTTGCGGGGATGCCCGAGCGCACCGGCCTGGCGCATCTCGGTGAGAAGGGTCTGTAGCTCGTCCACTCGACGAGCAAAACGTGTGTCGTTGACCAGCAACTGGTCGAGTTTGCCTTCGGCTCGCTTCTCGGCTTCGCGGCTCCCCCGAAATAGTTCCTGTTCCTGAATACCGCGTACTCGGCGATTACGCGAGTTGGTCCGCGCGTTCTCTCTCTGACGTTCTGCCAACTCAGCCCGCCACTGATTCCTCCGAGATTCAGCCGGCTGCATAGCTCGTGCGGCCTGAGTTGGCTGCTCTGGTCCCATTTCGGCAGGCGGTAGTTCCGGTGGAGGTAGTGCCGGACCCATCTGCGGACTGAAGCCGTACTCGTCCTGTGCCGTCGTCTCTGCTTCCGCCTGAGCCATCGTGTCGCGCTTCATGTCGTCGCCACGCTCCTTGACGACTTCCTCGATCTCCTTGTCGGCAAGCCCGAAGATCTTGGAGAGAATCCAGTGAAGCGAGACGAAGTCACGCATCCGGCCAGCGAGATCGGCGCGCGCGTTGCGTACCTCGAGCTGCGCCAGCTCGAACACGGACGAGGGCACGGTCATGTTGATGTCGTAATCGACCGCGTAGGGATCGATGCCGAGCGCCGCCAGGTGAACGCGGGCGATCTTGGAGTAGCCGCTACGCAGCTCACGCTGGATGCGCAGCACCGACCGCGCGAACCGGACGTCCTCCGACGACAGCACCGCGCGCGCCGTGTTCTGATCCTGCGCCAGATACGCCTTCGGGATCTTGATGGCGGCGAACAGCTTGTCGCGGAAGTACTCGATGTCGTCCATGTGCTGCCAGGTCGGCGACCCCAGCACCTCGACACGCGTGCTGTCCTGACCCTGCGGGGACGGAATGAACAGGTCGTCGTCGATGGCGAGCGTCTCGAACTTGAGGTCGAGCTTGCCCGTGGACGGGTTGATGAACTTCTTCTTGCGGATCTGCTGCCGCAGCTTGTTGGTATAGGCGAACGCTTCGGCCGGCGGCAGGTTGCCGGTGTTGACGTAGTAGACGTAGCGTTCGGGCGACCGGACGAGCCGGTAGTAGATGGCCGAGTCCTCCAGGATGTTGAGCCGCTTCCAGATCCACCTGGCAGGCTCAAGGACCGAATGCCCGTAGATGGAGCGGCGCTGCTTGCCGCGCAGCCGGAAGTGGACGACCTCCCAATCCTCCAGTACCGTCACCTGGTCGGCGTCAGACGAGTCCCGCAGGTTTCCCGAGATGCGCGTCGCGAGCAGCTGGCGGAAGTCGTCCGTGGAGGTGTTGAACTTCATCTTGAAGTCCTGGATGAAGCCGTACAGCTCTCCTCGGCGACCCTCCATCCGTCGGATGGTGCAGGGAGGCAGGTGTGTCAGACCGATCACACCATCCCGCGTGACCACCATCTCCTCGAAGTCGTTCCCATACTTGACGGTGGTGCGAGCGATTTCCTGCGCCTCCTCGTCGGAACGGAGCTGCTTGCGCAGCAGGTCATCGAGGATGTTCTGGATCTTGCGGTCCTTCGCCGTGACCCAGAGCGAGCGGTTGATCTGCGTGTCCGGTTGCGTAGCGTCGTCCGCAAAGATGTCGATGGCTGTCGATATCTCGGGGTAGTCGTCCATCTCCTCGTAGTCGACATAGCGCGCCAGGAGGTCGTGCTCGATCCGCAGGTATTCCGCCACAGCGTCGTAGCCGAACACCGTGAGCATGTCACCCGTCCCCATCGGGGCGACAGCGGACGTGGCTCCCTTGGCAAGCTGCTGGACCGCGTGTTCTTTGTCCTTGGCGAAGTAGCCCTTGACCTTGCGGGAGATGTCGTTGATGAACCCCATCGATCAGCCTCTCAGCGCCAGTTGGTCGACCAGCGCCTTGTTGAAGCTCTCGGGGTTCTTCTGCACCTCGTCGGCGATGCGCTTGGCAAGGGTCTTGGGGATTGATTCCAAGTCGGCATAGTCGGCAGCGCGCAGTCCTAGCTCCTCCAGCGAGTCTGCTATCACCCGAGCGGCGACCGCCCCCAGATCGCGCATCACCACGTCCAGAGAAAGCTCCTGGCAGAGCTTCTCGGCAGTCTCCTTGGAGAGCCGAGAGGGGGACGTCAGCACTCGTGCCGTACCCACAGGCCGAGGAGGACCGAACACTTCGTGGAGCTTATCGAAGGACATCAGGTTCTCCCGCCTACAGCCAGCCGCCCCCATCGTCGCCCCAACCGCCACTGCCACCACTGCCGCCCCTCCCGACAAGAATCTGAGGGACGTCGCAAAGAGGCTGGTTCCCAGAGGCGAGAGGCTGACCGGCCATGAAGGCTTCTTGCTGTTCTACCATCCATGCGTCGCCATAGTACGACGAACCTCGCAGAATCGGAACGGGCTGGATGGTCTGCTGCTGGGAGAGAGTGAACAAACAGCCGGCTAAGGCATCTGCCAGATCCTTGCTGCCCTTCGGTGGGTGATCGACTTTCTTGCGCTTGAGGTCCTTCTCCAGCTGCTGCAGCTCCTTGATGAGGGGCTCGTAGCGGTAGTAGGAAACGCGTCCTTCGTAGAGCGCCGTCTTGAGGTTGTCGTAGGGGTCCATCGAGGTATCGACGGACAACAGCTTCGCGTTGAATCCGCGCTGCTGAAGCTGTTGGATGGCGTCAGCGGATTGCCAGCTGTCCATGCTGATACAGGTGACAAGATAGCCATGCGCCGATAGGTCATAGACGATCCGGCGGACGTCGCCGAGCACGATCTCGTCCCCAACAGGTGGCACCACTTTCAGCAGTAGGTCGACAACGTAGGTCGGGGCGCGCTCCAAATACTCCTGACCGTCGGCCTTCCGCCGCCGCACGTCGACGAAGCCGGAAACGTGCGCCATCACCAGGCCTGTGGAGTCCCCGCGCAACGACGGATCGATGTGGACGTGCCGAGGAGCGTTGGGGTTGATGAGCGGCCGAAGCCGCTGGCCGCCGCCGTCAAAGTCCTTCTCTTTGACCATCCGAACCATCTGTTCCCAGTCGAAAGCACCCCCCTTCGAGGGATCGTAGATGAGCGAGGTGAAGGGATGCGACCGCTTCGGGTCGACTGCCTCTACGATCTTCTCGCGACGCTGGATGAAGGGGCTGATGGCAACCGTTGCGCACCCCCCTAGATCTCGGATGGAGCCTTCCAGGTCGCGCTCGAAGTCCGGCCGGAAGTCCTCCGGTACGTCCAAGAGCACCACGCTTTCGGGAAGAAGTGGGCGGACCCTCTCGGCCTCTTCAGCATCGAGGATACGCGAGGGAACTTGCTCGTTGCCAACCAGCACCCAGAACTTCTTAGCCGAGTAGTAGTCCTCGGGCTTGATCTCCCAAAGAGCGTAGTCACGAACGAATACCGACGAGTCGTTCATCGACTCGCGCACACGTCGGGCCGTGAAATCGTCCGCTGTCTTCTTGGAAGATACGATGAAGATCATGCCAGGCAGCTTGCCTCGCTGACTGAAACGGCTTTTCATCCGGCGATTCACTGCATTGTAGATGGTCTCGGCATGGTCTACGTAGCCGAACCTCTCGTCCGCGCGCCCGCGCGAAGTAGGCATGAAGTTCGACTCATCGATGAAGGCCGAGATGCAGTTGAGGCCGAGGGCGCTGGTATCGGTCGTGGCTCGAGCTGCGACCCAGACGTTATGGGGGAACCGCAGTTCCTTCTTCGTAGCCTCGAACCGAAACTCGTCCTGGAAATAGGGGCTAGCCTTGACCTTGATAGAAATGTTCTCGAACACGACCTTCGTGGCCAAGGTCTCGTTGACCGACAGACAGACAACGGAAATGTTCGTGTCCTTGGCCAAGCCGAAAGTCTTGTGCGGGTCCTTGAGACAGCTGATCTCGTAGAGCACCCGACAGACTCCGATGGCGGCTGCGAAGGTCTTTCCGTACCCGATCGCTCCAGTGAAGATGCACTCGTGATAGCCGCCCTCGAACAGCTCGACGAGGTCATCTAGGAGTCGAGGATAGAGGTTGTCGCAGGTACGGCCGAGGTAGCGGTCGTCCTTGATGAACGTCCTCATGTCCACCGGCGGCGTCTTGTACTCCTGCTCTGCCAGGAACTTGAGCATGCGTCGCTGGTCAGTCTGCATGTCGACCAGCAGGGCTCGTAGAGTCTTTCGCTCGTCCGGAGATAGGCGCTCGATCTCCTCGCGGAGAGAGTCACTAGTCTCCTCTGGCGTCCGGATGCTCCGTGCCCGTCCTCCCTTCTCCTTGATCATGCTACCCCCTTAGGCTCCTCAGCACCCTCAAACGGAAGACCGTCCCCATCGGGGAAGTCGATAGGGTCCTCTGGGTCCTCCTCGATGACAGGCTCAGGTTCAGGCTCGAGCGGGGGTGAAAGTGGAGGAAGCTCCGGACTGGCAACGTCATCGTCATCGGTTAGCGAACCTGTCGCAGACGCCTTGAGCAGGCGCTCGGCAATACCCAGGAGCCGGCGGCGAGAACCGTCGTTCTCGAGTACCTTCTGGACAGCTTCGGACCCGTACTTGGCAGCCAGCTCGCTCGGAACGCTCACTTCCACTTCAGCCGTTCCGAGATGCCGCTGGGTGAGACCGAGGTCCATCTTGAGTTGAGCGTGTGCCATGAGCAGCTGCCGAGCTTCCTTGATCTCTGGCGTCATGGTCGTCAGTAGCTTCTTGATCTGCTTCTCCTTGGAGAAGTCGATCTCAATGCGCTCCATCTGAAGGTGAACGAGACGCTCCAACTCAACCAGCTCGTCCAGCCCCTCAGCGATCTCCATCGCGGCCTTAGCTTGTGCCACAGGCAATGTCTTTCCAGCGCGGATCGACGACGGCAACGAAGCCCGATATTCGTGCAAAGTGGCCGTCAGACTATCCGGACCAATGTCCTTGTACTCGTTCCGCTCGTTCTGAATCCACTTGGCTAGCTGTGACAGCGACCAACCGTCGCAGATGCGCTTGTGGACCTCGGGAAAGCACTGCATCTGCCGGAGCTTCGAGAAACGCGGCTCCCGACTACGCGGAGCAGTCTGGAAAGCATGTGGGAGGACTTTCGGCATCGGTGCTCAGATCAAACATACCAGACACCGAAGGGATTGCCAACGGACGGGCCTACTTAGCGGCCCAGGATTCGCCTACACTACACTCCGCCTTGACCGGAACACGCTTCAGAAACGGAGTCATCCCCTCGAGCATTCCGGCTTCAAGCTCGATCTTGGACGCCTCGATCACATCTTTGTCGTCCGAGGTTTCCAAGATGATCTCGTCGTGGACGTGATGGCACATCTGAACCGGCCCCTTATGGACCGAGCCGAAGGTCTTCTTCAGCCGCATGTAGACTGCACGTAGGGCCGCCTTGAGCCCATCCGCTCCAGTACCCTGCACCGGCGTGTTGTAGAACTCGTTGCGGGCAGTCTCTGGGTCCAGATAGCGCAAGCGGCCACCAAGGGTCCGAGCCATCTTCTCGACCTGTGCTCGCTCGAGCACCCGCTCGTGCCACCTGGCTATACCCCTGTACGCCTCGAAGAACTTGGTCCGGTAGTTGGTAGCTTCCTTGAGCGTCAGGCTGACGCCGTAGTTGGCCTGGGCGTAGAGGACGAGCTTCTTGGGGAACATGCCGTAGATGAGACCGAAGTTCACCGGCTTGGCCTGCTGACGTTCAGCTTTGGTAACCTGAGATCTGTCCTTGCCCAGCATGAGGGCCGCCGTAGCGTAGTGAGCGTCCTCGTCCCGGACGAAGATCTCGATGAGTACCAGGTCACCTGAGATCTCGGCAACAATCCGCATCTCGATGTTCGAGTAGTCGCAGTTGTGACTGACAAACCCTGCGCTGATATAGGCAGTAGGACCTGGGACACTCAGATCATAGACACGCATGACACCAGCAGGCTCCACAGAGGCCACGAAGTCGAAGAAAGTACCATCGTGCAAGGTCCGCAAGAGTCCCAGATCCTCGGCGGCATTGGAATCGAGCTGGACAAGTCGTCGTGCAGTCTTCAGACCTAGACGATCACGGAACCGGCAGTTGAGCATCAACGCTGATGCCTCCCCCTCAAACAAACGCCGTATCAGCCCCGCACGCACGTTAGGAATCGAGACAGATGGAGCTGATTTCGGGGAGTCCTCGAGTCGTGCCACTAGTGCATCAAGCGCAGCCTGCTTCCGACTGGACAACAAACCCACCACCACGCGGAACTTCTCTAGGAACTCGTACTCGCTGACGACGCGGATGTTCCAGATATAACCAACTCCGGGTTTACCGTGCCGGTACAACCACCGTCTGCTGACGATACCCAACGCGAGCAAAAGTTCCTGCACTTCTTGAGCGAGACGGGGACTGACTGTCGAAAAGGTCAAGCTCGGTCCAGATACACAACCGTCTGCTTCAAACAAACCGCGCAGCCACGCCCCAACTATTTCCGGTGGGGAGATCCACAGGAAATCCGGTACTCGATCCTTCGCCGCTCCCAACTGCTCAAACCAACGCAAAAGTGGACGACTACCCACTCGCACATCAAACACTCCACGGTAGTGCAACACGGATGGAGGCTCTCGACCAAGCTCCAACTTAACCGAGGCACACAGGCGACCCAACACGTCCTCATCCTGATCATTCACGACAAAGCCAAAGTAGTAAGGCTGGAACGTCCCGTCGCCAGTCAAGTAACCCAGAAGCTCCGCGAGCGCTGGCGTCATCCTCTCCGGCGTCTGTACAGGTTTGTCGTTGAAGTGGACAACCTGAGGAACCGGAAGAGAAGGAGATGACAACGAAGACAACCCTCGACCAGATTGAAGCGCGACAGCGTCGGTCACTCGAAGCGCTTCCACCTCACGCCAAACATACGCTCCTGACGCCTCGCGCACTCGAACCCGATGCTCCGAAGTACAGGTCAGTTCATAGCCCAGCCTGGTCCGCACCCGAACCGTCTCAGCCACCCCTCGGTCCAACGTCGCCTTGACAACAGCACAGGACCCATCCTCCAGCACCACCTTGCTGCCAGGCAACACGTTCTCGACAGACACAAGACCGTGGGTCGTAGCAACCCGCGTCCCCTCTGCCACGCAGAGCACAAATCGGCGGCCGGCCGGAGTTCGGAAGCACTTGCGGAAACGTGTATCTCGTGGAATTTGTTGGATATTCGGCTTCGAACAAGCGTAGCGCCCTGCTCCGGTGAAAGGGAAGTAATCGGGATGAACACGTCCGGTGAAAAGGTTGATGTTCTTGCCTGGGTACTCGGGACCGTAGGTAGAGACCTGCTTGTCGGCTTCGCGGTAGCTGAGGATCTTCTTGATGATCGGGTACTCACCAGCGAACATCGCCAGCGAAATCTCCTTCGTGTCCTCTAGGTCCTTCAGTCCGACACGGTGTAGGCTCTCGAGAAGCTGCATCGGGCTGTTGAGGTTGAAGTCCGGCATGAAGCCTGGCAGGGCGATCTGATGGCCAGGACTAGGCAATTCCCACAGTAGCTCCTTGCGAAACTTGTCGGCTCGGGTTGCGTTCTCGACGGCCAATGCGTTCCACATCTCGGCGTCGAGGGGCATGCCTGCTAGCTCGACTGCGGCTTCGGGAAGCACTGCCCCGAACTCGATCAAGGCCACTCGGTTGAGGCCGTTCTTGGATAGCTGTGCCTTGAGAGTGTCGCGGAGCTGGTGCAGGTGCAACACGTCCTCGGCGGCGTAGTCGTAATGAGCCGGCGAGAGATGGGCACTCCAGTCTGTTCCACCAAGGTCCTCTGCCTCGGGCTCCGTCTTCAGCTCGCGTCGATAGAGGTCGTAGAGATTGTGCCCTAGATCGTGCCCGTTGTTGACTAGCACGGCCGCGCGCCAGGTGTCGAAGACCGGCCACAGCTCGACATCGTAGCGGTGGAGAAACCACTTCTGCTCGAAGCGGGCATTCTGGACAATCTTGACGCCTGGACTATCGCGTAAGGCGTCAGCTACAGGGCCGAGGCCGGCGACTTGGTAGAGGTCGATGATCCAAGGAGTGCTGTCAGGAGCCGTCCTCAGCTGTACTAGCCGGATGTGGCCTTTCGGATCGAGGACCGATCCGGATGTCTCGATGTCTAGACCGACTACAGGTGAGGCATCTATCTCGTTGGCAATCGTCCCTAGGTCGTCGGGGGTCGCCAGGCGATAGGAGATCACCCCTTCATCGCCTGACGGCCGGTAGGCGTGATCAGGTACTTTCCGCGCTCTTCCTTGGAGAGCATCCCGCCCCGAACCAACCGCCGCAGGCTATTGCGCGTCCAGCTGTTCGCCATGGACGCCTTGAGAGTCGTGAACGCTCCCTTGGCCATCTCAGCGATCGTCAACGGCGTCGGCCGTCCCTTCTTTGCCATGAAGGCGGCGAGAACCTTCCGCTCCTTCGTGTTGAGGGCGTCAGGTTGCAGCTTCAACGCAGGACCGCTCTGTCCGGACGACGGGGCCTTCTTCGAGGCCTTGGCGGGCTTGGGGGCGACCTTCGCCTTCGGGGCCGGTTGCGAGGCGGCCTTGGCCTGCTTGGGAACCTTGGACTTCTTGCCGTTCTTGGGGATGGTAGGAACAGGAATGGGGGCCACGGGAGCGTCCTTGTCCGCCGTATCTGGAGCCGAGGAAACCTCGACCACCTTCTGCGGCATCATCACCGGTTCGGGGGTTTCCGGCATCGTTGCGTCCATCGACTTTCTCCTTGCGACCATGTGGTCGCACATCCATCAGACTGCGGGTCTAACTTAGCAGGTACAGAGGGGGATTGTCAAGTCTGGATCGGTTGGTCTTCGGTCCAGCTGTCACCGACGAACTGGTGCCAGTACCACTGACGGAGATCTTCGTCGGTCTGGAACTGGGGGGCAAGGCTATCGTAGTCGCTGATCACCTTTCGCATCGCTTTCCAGGTCTCGAGCGTCAGCATCTCGAAGATCGTGACTGCGAAGTTCTCGTCTTCTTCGCTACGAATCTCGACGACCCCGTCCTCGTCCCGCATGACTTCGCCGACAACGCGACGGTCACAGTGTTCATAGGGACCATTCGTGCGCCAGAGGAGTGAGACTCCCATCCTTCCATCATTCAAAGGGGTGGCCTGCTGTTTGACTCCCATGCCTACCAGGGCCTCCACGTCCGTGCCGTTGCGCACGTAGGTGACTCGGTAAACCTTCCAGAAGTTCAACGATGTCAGGTTCACTTGATCTTCTCCAACCTCGTCTTGAGCTTCGCATAAGCATCGCCGAGCTGCGTCGCAACTACGACAAAGCTCTCGATGCTAATCCCATTTACCTCAAGCACACCTGCATCCTTGGCCGCCTTAATTAGCTTCGTCCGAGCCGCCGCGCTCGATGCCGTGATGGCCACCAACTGACTCTTGGTCACACCCTTGCGGAACATGATCTCCGCACCAGTACTGTAGTGCGAAGCCTGCGCCTTCATCTGCACCTCGACCGTCTTGCGCGCCTTCCACGAACTCCCATTCGAATTGTCAGGATTGCAACAACCGTAGGTATCCCCATGGAACATGTAGCTGTCGAGGCGATCAACCTCGTCAGGCCGCACAATCGCCTGGTACGTCCCAGCGGCCAAGTGACCATGGAAAGATTCGCCGAAGCCACTCTCAGTCACAGCCCTGAAGAGAGCCTGATCTCCTCCTCCCGAATGGACGTCCGCAGCCACCGAGGACCCTGAAGGATTGATACCGAAAGTAGCTCGCTCATTGATACCGAGGAGACCAACCTTCATCACCGAAACAGCTACATCGACGCCGGTGTCACCAAGCCCCTGGAAGAGAAACTTGTGCGGCATCTTCTTGTGACGCCCTGGGAGGACATGTGAATGCAAGCCAGGGAACGTCTCGTGCTCCTCGATCTTGGCAATGTGCTCCGGCCCGTAGTTGTGTTTGGCCAGCCGCGCCTGCAGCCCGGCCACCGTGAAGTCCTCTTTCGACAGGCCGTCGGACTCCTGCGGCGCGACCGCCCACAGCAGACGAGCGAGCTTGGCGACTTCCTGCTCCTCAGGCGTCGGATCGCGCAGCACTTCCTTCGAGAGCCCGGGCTTCATCGTGTCCAAGGTCTCGGCCAGAGCCTCCCTGACCGCCTGACCTGCCTTCGGGCGCACACGCGCATAGACCGATCCCATGAAGGCGAATTGAACAGACGAACGAACGAAGTGGACGGTCGACTCGCCATTGACCCACTTCTCGGTGTCGTCGATCTTGTAGACTGTGTTGCCCTTGTCGGCGACAGCGTCCTTTCCAGGCTGATACGACAGCCCAGGGAAGTGATACTCGACCGGCTGTCCCTTCGGGACATCGGTGGTCGAGAAGTAGTTCCCCTTGGCTGTGCGGTGCCCACGCAGCTTGAAGCAGAAGAGGTAGGAGAGCGAGCCGTCAGGGTCGACGATACGCTTCGCCTTCATCGTCTGCCCCTCAATACCCAACCCACCAGCCGAGTATCGCTTGCCAACCGGCCCGAGCGGTGTGGTGTGATCCAGCTCGTGCAAGTCCTTGCTGTTGAGGTCCGCGACCGCATGGGGACTCAGCTCGATGTCGATCGAGTAGTCTTCAGCGTCGATCGCTATGGGCTGGTCGATTTCCTTCTCGATCGAAACCGCCTTGTAGTCAGCCGTGTTGACGAAGGCCATGAGGTACTGGCCACCAACGACGAGAGGAGCGATCGGCTTCAGCCCCAGGTCCTTCATGAACTTCTCGAGCTTCTCCTGGGCAGCGAGGTCCGACTTGGCGACTTTGAGGGTCTTCTTCGAAGGATCGGTCTTCCCAGCATTGGGACCGTCTGTTGGCTTGAAGTCGTAAGGCTTGATCCCCTCGTGGATAGCCCACTCCTCCGCCGAGAGCTTCTGGATGTTCTTCTTCTTGACGTTGACCGCAACCTTCTTGCCGGTCGCGTCCCAGCCGTGCGCGAAAGTGAAAGTACCGACGGCATTGTCCTCACGCTTGCGGTGCAGCCCCGTCAAGAATCCCTCGAAGTCAGAGCGAAGCGCGTGCTTGCGCTCGACGGCCGCTTGAAGGAACTTGTACCGCTTCGCCGGCTCCTTCGGGTAGAGAGCCTTGGCATACTTGTCGAGCGTGTCGACATAGTCAGAGTCGGAAATGCCCTCCACCTTGCCGATGGCTTCTCCCATCGACGCCCAAGCCGCATCGGGGATGTTCAGCTTCTTGTCGCGGAACGCACCCCAGAACTCGTTGTAATAGGGGGCGATAGGGTTGGGGTTGTAGTCGACATCGAGCTTGTCATTCGGGAAGAAGCGAAACGCCTGTTCCTTGTCGACCCCGACGATGCGCCCGTCGTCTTTGCGCCGAATGAAGTTCCCCGAGTAGGAGTCGTGCTGACTCATCAGCCAGTCGAGGACATGCTCGGTCGCCACATCCGCCTTGTCCTGATCTGACAGCTTGGTGACCTTGACCCCCTCCAGCGTGGGCGTCTCAGATCGAGCGATGAGAGGTTGAACCGTGGCCGGCTTACCGCCTACAGCACCAACGGCGATAGGGATGTGATCTGGCCGAACCGCCAAAGCCACCGTGGCAAAAGCCTCCTGGATCGCAGCCGCATAAGGCTTAGCCTTGGTCGGGTCGTCTTTCTCAACCGCAACCTTGACCAGATACTCCTGTCCCTGACTGTCGACATAGATGTCCTTCTTACCGGCTCCACCTAGCCCAGCGGCGCTGCGCTTGTGCTTGAGCTGCGACATCGGAGGGAGCCCTCCGCCAGCCACGAGCGGCGTAGTACCGTGAGCCGGCGATGTCGGAGCAACTGCCGGAGCGGGCTTCTCGATCGGAAGTGGCGTGTTGACCGGAGGGGCTGGAGTCTCGGGAGGGGTGGTTGGGATCGGAGACTTCTCTCCAGGCGTCTCGAACTGGTGTGCCAGAGCGGCGATCGGTTCCTTTGCCGCGTTGTAGGCGACGTTGACAAGTGGGGTGGCTAGGGCCAACGGGATACCCAGCTTGACCAGCGCCTTGACGGCCACCGACGGATCGACGGTGCTGTCCTTCTGGAACGCGTTGTACATCACCGCCAACGTCTTCGCCCCATCGGAATCCGGAGGCCATCCAAGATGGCCTGCCGTCGCAGCGGACCACGAACTCACGGTCGGACTCAACGGAGCAAGAGCAAAATCAACGGCTGGATTCAGCTTAGGTAGGGCTGCTGCTACCGAACCCCCTAGCGGGTCAGACAACGGAAAACTAACGTTCCCGTAGTCATCGATGGAGATCACACCCTTGTCCACCAGGACATTGAGATGTGCCTTGAGCAGGTTCTTGAGGCTGGCGTCACCAACACCAAGGGCAAACACCGCCTTCACATCGTTCAAGAACGCTGGGGTGTGTGCCACTCCGTGCGAGTACAGGAGTTCGAGAATCTTCGCTTGAGGCGTCGAGATATTGTGCAAGTCAGCGTAGTCCGAAACTGCTTGCAGCGAGGGCTTGCCCATCGTCGCAGGAGAAGCTCCTGCCGCAACTACTGGAGCCACACCCGTCGCGACTTTCTTCTTGGGCTTCTTGGTCGCAGACAGCGCCGCACCGATCGCCTCGACGTGCGCTTTCCATGCAAGCCCGAGAGCCGACTTGACGAGTACCTGCTCAGCCGCGCCTGCGTCATCCTCGATATGCGCGATGTACTTGAGCGCATCGCCTTCGAACTCGAGATGCACAGAAGCAGCCACGGTCAATACGCCCGCCCAGTTCTCTCCGTACTTGTCCTTCATCTCCTTCTTGAAGGGGGCGGGGAGAGTGTCGGGCAATCCTCCAGCAGCCGACATCGCTCCGAAGTGGGACTTGACGTCGCTGTAGTCGACACCACCGAACTGCGCTCCAGGCTTCTTGCCCTTGTTCGCTGCAGCGATGGCTTTGGCGATGTTCTTTCCTGGCTTCGCCGACCAGAACTGCGCTCCGGTCTTGCTGACCTTGAGGGTGTAGTCGTTAGGGTCAGCACCAGCAGGAAGGGGCGGGGGAGGCTTCGTACCGGCCAGTGACGGGGTGATCTGCGTCTGGTACTTCTGGAGCCAGTCCGGACCGAACGTCTTGACCATGTGGTCAAAGAAGATCTTGCTCGCCGACAACGACTGGGCGACGTCCGGCTTGTCGAAGCCGACCCCCTTGAGGAACCCAACGAGCGTCTGAAGCTCGCTCTTCTCTGCTGTCGGCGCGGTCGATGGAGTTGCCTGGACCGAAGGTGCTGGTGGGGTAACAGGCGGCGCTTCCTTGACCACCTTGCCATCGACGAGGACCCCAGCATTCTTCAAGATCGGGAGCACCGCGTCGACCTGGCTCTTGGCGAGGCCGAGAGCCATCGTGTAGCCACCGGAGGCCCGCAAGTCCTTGATGGTAGCGATCGTCGCACCATCGTTCTTGACGACCAGTCCGGCCACCTTCCCGAGTGGAGTAGTGGGATCGAACCCGGCCTTGTGCAGATGCTTCAGCACCTCGGGGTCCGACGGAGGAGCCAGTTCGTGCTCAAGAGCATGATCAACCCAAGCCGCATCCACCTTCTTTCGCCAGTCCGGACCGTACTTGCCTCCGAGGTAGGGAACGACCTTCGGATTGGCGACGAGGGAGTCGAGGGGGTTCGCCAGCGAGATCTCCGGAATGCCCTCGATAGAGAGAAGATGAGTGAGGACACCGTTCGGGCCAAAGAAGCCGCTTGCTCCGACTGCCTTGAGCTTCTTGTCCCAATCAACGTAGTCCGGATTACGGAAGTAGATCGCCCCATCGTCGACTGAGACTGTGAGGTAACTAGCGACCTGTGCCAGTGCCCCACTCACCATTTCATCGGCTTGCGCCGAGTCGTATCCGAACTTCTGAAACCAGCTCGACGCTTCAGAGGCGTTCCACCCCTGCATCTCGATATTGGCGAGCAACTTGCCATAGGCACTGTCACTGGCGATCATCGATCTCTGGAGAATCTTGCTGATCTTCGGAGTCGGAGTGACGACCACGGCCTGTAGCTGCTCGTAGGGCTTGAGGGACGTGATGGGAGGTGGAGGTTCCTCCTTCGGGCTCTCGGGCTGTGGTGGCCCCTCAGTAGGCAGAGGAGGCGGGGCTGGGGGGACGGCCGCCGGCGGCTCGGTTCCGGCCACCAGCGCGGCGGCTAGGCCCTCTGCATCAACAGCAAACTGCCCATCCGCACCAACCTTGCCCAAGGTCTTACCACCAGGGAGCAGAGGCGGAACTTCTCCTCCCGCGTGCGGGTGCGCGTAAGGGACACCAAGCTTCTGCGCCTCTTCGGCAGTCGCTGCCGCTTTGGCCTTGCCGTCAACAACGATGCAACCACCCGCCGTGATCGCTACGTTGGACTTCGCTGACCCGAGGGTAGCGTAGTAGACCCAGGGCTTCTTGCCGCCCATCGAAATCTTGACATAGAGGTGCTTGGCCCCGTACTGCTTGATGGTCCCGATAGGGTAGAGATCCTTCGACGACGCTTCGACCAGCTGGTCGGTCGAGATCAACGCCGATGACACAGGGTGCAGCAGAGTGGCCATCTCGACCTCAATGTAGCAAGCAGCAGAGAGATTGTCAAGACTCCCGAAAAGCTAGACGACTTCACGTCCTCCGAACTCGGGATCGTCCTCCCACGGGCAGTTCCACTCGGTCTTGTCCGCCGGACCAATGGTGGCCTCGTACTTCATGGCCTCCCATGCCCGATTGGACAACTCGACAGCTCGGCGCATGACGCCGTTCACGCGGGCGAAGCACGCCTCGCTGACCTTGTCGCGAAAATCGAGACAGGTGCCGATGATACCCTCTGCCCCGGCGGGGGCTCCCCCCATGGGTGACGCGACGCGGGCAGCCGCGCGCAGCATGCCGGAAGACTTCGCCCCCAGGTCAAGCATCTTGCCCGAGGCCGACATGATGCCAGCCGAACCCTTCTCCATCTCGCTGGTGAGGACGCCTTCCTTGAGAAGCCCCAACTGCTTCGAGGGGTAGCCAGGATTGGAACGCTTGGTGCCGATCTTCCAGATCTTGGCGACCTGGTACATCTGCTCGCGCCCCTCCTTGAAGTCGCCATAGGCGGACGCCAACAATCCCTGCGCCTTCACCACGGTGGAGCGCACGTCGGAAATAGCCCGCCGCTTCTCGATCTCCTCCTTGGACTTGTTGGCCGTGCTCGCAGCGTCGACCACCTTCTGGATCTGCTCCAGGAAGTCATCACCACGACGGATGTACTTGCGCCAAGCGTTGGCGGCGGTCAACAGGACATCGCCTGCGATGGGGCTGTCATCCGGCTTGTTCTCGTCACCGGCCATGGGAATGCCAAGCCCGGTGAAGTCGGCTTCGCCGAGCAGGGTCCGCAGTCGAAAGTTGATCTCGTTGAGGGTATGCGCCATTTCGGGAAGCCTCCGAACCTCACGCTAGCACTACTCGGGACGGAGGTACAGATCAGGAGGACGGAGCAGGAAACTTCTCACCCTTCTCCAGCGCCGCCAAGGCCTCCTTCATGAATGCTTGGGTGATCGGCACCATGAAATCGTTGATGTCCTGGCAGGTCATCTTGCAGTAGGCGACGACCTTGTCCATCGCCTTCCGCATCGCCGGATTCATCTGGACGTAGATGTGCTCCTGTTTGCCGTAGGTGAAGATCATGTAGGAGAGGTCGACGGTGTCGCCGTACTTGGCGAACAGCATCTGGATGATCCGCTGCAGATCCTCGGCGGTCTTGGCGTCCTTGGCCCGATCCTCGAACTCATCCTGCAGGTCCTTCGGCAGCGCCTTCTGCATCCCCTTGCGAACGCCGTCGACTAGCTTCTGGAAGCCCTTGGCGTCGGTATAGCCCATAAGGGTCTGCAACGACTCGGCCCCGTACTTGTCAGCCAGCTCCTCGTACAGCTTGAGGAACTTCTCTGGGTCGAGCTTGCCCCGAATGACATTGAGGCGGATGGTAACGAACTTCTGGAGATCCTCGTCCTTCCACCGGTCGGCTGTCAGGATCATGCAGGGAATGTCGTCTAGCGTCTTGGCATCTTCAGGCTTGCCCGCCTCCTCGAGAAGCTTCTGGGCTGCCTTGGCCGCCATCCAGCGGTGCTCCCCGCCAATGATCCGGTAGCGCCCATCCTCCAGGGGGATCACCTCGCACGGATCGATGAAACCGTTCTCGGCGATCTCGTCGACGAGACGCTGGAAGACCACCTCGTCCTGATCTTGAGGATTCCAATCGTTGGGAACCAGCAAGTCGATGGGGAGCGCCTTCATCTCGTAACGGGGAAGCGTCATGGGTCTCCTACGGTCCAGTCCAGACCTTCGGACCGTCAATCTTGCGCAAAACCAGGAAGTAGCTGTGGGCCTTGCGCGCGTGAAGCTGCTTGAGTTGCCGGCTCACGCTCGGGCGACCCCGGCGAACCAGCACGAATAGGTCCTCACAGATCCAGTCTTTCGTGAGACCCAAGAGGATCTCGACATGCGTGAGACGCTGCCGGTTGACCGCGACCTCATCCTGGCACTTGAGAAGGAGTACGCCTCCCCGACGGAGGACCCGCAGAGCTTCGTCGGCGCAGTCCTGGTAAAGCTGCAGGACATCGCGGTGACCGTCCGACGAGCGAACCTCCTCGTTGTTCCGGTAGCGCCCGAAGGCGGCGTGCTGGTCATCCTTGTATGCGGTCCCTCCCGACGAGTGCATGTAGGGCGGGTCCAGCACCACGCAATCCATCGTGCCGTCGCCATAGGGCAGGTGACGAGCATCAACACCCTTGAGGAGGTCGGTGCCGTGAACTTCGTAGCTTCCGGACGGGATCTGCTTCCAGAAGGTGCCGTTCCCGAACGTCACATCAGCCACCTTGCTGCCGAGAGCAACATAGAGCTTGAGGATGCGAGGGAACAGCTCATCGTTCGTCCCCACGTAGGCCGACAAGATCAGATCACTGGCCGGCTTGCCGGATGGGGATTGGCGGGACATCGAGCTACTCGGTGTGAGACAACACGTCGGAGAGGCTGTGACACTTGTTGCCGACCAAGACCAATTCTCCGCATAGCTCAGCGAGAAGGTCACGCAGGTCTTCGGGTGTCCCGGTCACATCGATCACCGGAAGTCCTCCGTTGATCTGCTTGATCCACTTGTCGAGAATCGATCGCGCACCACACAGCTCGCTCAAGATCACGTCCTTGGAAACAGGAATCAGCATCAAGCATCTTCCTCTTCAGAATCCTGGTTGGCGAGCGGCTCTGGGTCCCAGTCCGCTGTCTTGTTCGCGTCGTCTTCATCCTCAACCGGAAGCGGCTCGGCGTTGTCGAGTGGATCTACAGCCATCTCCTTCTTGGCTCGGGCGACGAGCCCCTGCAAGTTCTCGATACCGTAGATGAGATCATCCTCCTGGTCCGCGACGATGAGCTTCACGCCCATCGACTTCTCCAGGTTGGCGAGGAACTTGAGCTGCTGCTTGCGACTGGCCGTCGTGAAGTCGTTCGTGGCGAGGAACTCGGTGCAGATGAGGGAGAGGTTGTGACCCGGCTTGTTCGACTCGGACAACTCAGCCGACCGCTCGAGCGCCTGGTTCACGATGTCCATCTGGTCGGGGTAGAGGTAGAAGTGCTTCCAGAAGAGCTTGTCGGGTTGCGGAGGCACATCGTCTCCGTTGTCTTCAGGGAACGTAGGCGGCAAAGGCTCGGTGACGGCCTTCGGGCCGGTCTGGTAGTCAGCAGGGTCGAAAGAAGAGACCGGCAACTTGTCGAAGTTGGGCTCGGGCTCCTTGGGAGCCTTGCCGCCTTCGAGCGCGTGCTGAACCTTTCCGGCTTCCTTCTTCTTGAGGAAGTCCTGAATCGCCTCGTACAGCTCGGGGTAGGACGCCTGCTCGGCGAGCTTGATCCACTTCTTCGCGTTGCCTAGAGTGAGGACGCGGATCATCTCCCGAACCTTCGACCAGCCGAGAGCGATGATGCGCTTGCGGTCCGGCTCCGGCATCGCCGCCAGCTGAACCTTGAGGATGAACCATATCGCCCGCAGCCGTTCTGCCTTCCGACGGTGCAAGTTGAGTTCCTTCTCCGTGTAATCGGCGAAGGTCTCGTAGCCCCACGACTTGAAGAGCGCCCGCTGCGTGATGTCCCCCTTGAGGGTCATGTCATAGACGGTCCAGAGGATCTGCGCCATCTCCATGTAGCCGGTGTCGAGCTGACTAGATAGCTCCTTGGCGCGATCCCGAATCTTCTTGGCCCACGCCTTCGAGCCGACATCGTTGACGCCCCCTTGTCCGATCTCCTTGCCTCCAGGGAGCACCGAGAACATCCCAGCTTCAGCTTTGCCCATGACTACCCTCAGCAGTACCCGGCAGGAAGATGACTTCTCGAGCCCGTACCTCGACAAGGTCGCCGAGTTGACCATCGCGGCACATCAGCTCTCCATCGACGATGACATAGACGCCCTTCGCCAGCTTCGCACGACAAGCACTGACCAGCCCATCACCGTAGGCGTTGACCTTGATGAACGCCGTGACGATCCCGCTCGACGAGTGACGATCGCTCGCCAACGTGAACGTGCAGGCAGGAGTATTGTTGGCGGTGGAGGAGAACGACATCTTCTCCTTCACGTTGCCGGAAATGGTGACTCGGTTGATCCCGCGCACGTCGCCCTCCTGGGCTAGCACATCTTACGTGCCAGACGAACCACTTCCGAGTCAAGACAAGCCACCACGGCTCCGAGAGCGTCGAACGGGTGCTCGATGCGCGTCTTGGTGAACGGGACGCTCGTAGCGGGACATGGATAGCGCGCCTTGAGCGCAGCTTGCACCTCCTCCTTAGAGGCGTCCTTCTTGCCCACAACCGCCTTCTTCACCTCCTGGGGACTGGCCTGAACGATGGGGATACCGAGCCGAGCCGAAATGCCGACGATCACGCCCCAGCACATCGCCATCTTGGCGGCGTTGCCGGCGTGCCTGGGAAAGCTCATCGACTCCGCGCAGATCGCCACGACCGACCGCATCGAAGACGACGCCACGCTCCACAAGCCGAAATCGATCTCTCTTCCCCGGCGCACATTGTCGTCGGAAGCCCGCACCGCCCGCACCTTGCCGGACTTCTCCGTCAGGAGGACTCCTAGCTCCTCCACACGCTCGCCCACCGGCAGCAGCTCGACAAGTGCATAGCCGACAGCAGCAAACCCCGGATCGATTCCAAGGAGGTACATAGGATCTCCTACGCCATCGGCCCTGCCGTCTCGAAGCACGGCTTAGACACCACGCACTTCATCGCCCGGGGGCATGCATCCTTGGTGCAGATACGATCTGGTAGCGACGTGCCGGCGATGCCCTCCCACACCGAACGGATCACTTCGCGGATGCGGCTGATGGTCTCGTTGTCTCGGTCGATGTGGTGCTCGATAAGAGCGTCGACGCCCGAGGCTCCCTTCTCCCAATAGAGGATGCGCGCCCACTGGAGGCCAGTGAACATCAGGTAGACATGAACCTGGATGACATGGCTCATGTTAGGAGCTTGCCGGACCTCCCAGCCCTTCCCGATACTCTTGGCCTCGAGGAGCCCGATCCCAGGCATTCCAGGCAAGCAGAGGAAGCCGTCGGGGTGGCCACCGATGCGCAGCTGCTCGTCGACGAAGCGCAGCTCGCGGTACTGGAATTCTCGGCCACCGCAACCGGCTGTGCCATCACATGCCTTCGGCCTCGGCACGATCCCGTCAGGGAAACCCTCCTTCGTACCGAACTTCCTGCCGCAATCCAGACAGGACCACTGGCCGAGCAGCACCCCGGCCGCCGGCAACACATCGTTCTGGAGGATATGGTGCAGCCCTTTGCCATGAGCAAAGGTCAGCATGCTGGTCGCGCTGTACTTGTCCTCCCGAGTGACTTGGAGCTTGCTGCACAACACTTCTTCACGCGGGCACATCTCGCCCAGGCGCGACGCGCGCATGTACGAGGTACTCGTCGGAGGCGGGACAACCCGAACCTCCTTGTAGGACGCCTCGATGATACGCTTCAGCGTCCCGTCGGACTGGACGTGCCGAACCACGGAACCCAAGCCCATCGACTACCTCGCTTCCTGAACTGCCGACAGAATGGCTTCGCCCCCTTCAGGGCCGCCTTCACGAATAGCTCCACCTCGAGGTCCAGCGCCTCGTACAAACACTCGGCGCACTTCCACACCTTGCCGTCCCGTTCGATCGTCACGTCGCACGTCCGACACTCCAGAGTCACCTGGACAGGAGCATCGCTCGTCGACTGCTCGAGGACCAGTCTGAACTGCTGGCCGAGCGTGAACTGCCCACGCAAAGCGAGGTGGGTCTCAAGCCGGCCCACTATAGCTCCCCCGGGTAGCCCAGCCGGCGCAGCGCGACCGCTAGTGGGACCATGATCCAGTCCTCGGGAGGACGACCAGGCTGCTCGAACGTGATCACCAGCGCCGGGTCCTTCATCTGCCGCTTGGCCCCCTCCACAACCTTCTCGAGCCACTCGAGCTTGAGGCTCATCGACGCCTTGTCGGTGCGCTTGTGCTCAATGTGGAGGTTGGGCGTCCCGACGTCGCCGCCCGTGGTCGTCTTGTGGTCACGCTTCGACCAGGACTGCCCACCCGAGCGCGGGTAGCGGCGACCTCCCGGGAACTTTCCGGCAATGCGGTCCTCATGCTTCATCGAGCGGCGCGCACGATCACGGTTGCCGTGCGGGTCGTTCAACCACTGAGGCTCTCCCCGCTTGGGCTCGTCGGCCATCAGCCCACCAGCACCTGCATGATCAGGTTGCAGACGCGCGCCTTGAAACCGGGGTCGATCATCATCTTCCGCTCGATGAGCGACTTTTGATCAAACGCCTCGTCGAGCACCATCCAGCCCCCCTTCACCTTCTGAACGACGCCAGCCGCCTCACCGTGCTCGACGATGAACTCCTCGTCGGCAATCTGGCCGAGCTTCTTCGTCTCGGTGTCGGTCAGGACGACCCGGTACGAGCCCTCCATCTTGATCGTGTCGGCCGCCTTGTTCTTCTCGATCTTGAAGTGCATGTCGGCAAAGAGGGGCTTGGTGAACTCGACGACCGACTTGCCCCCCTCCTCCTTCTGCATCGTGTAGGTGCCGGCGGACATCCTCACCTCGGTCGCCGCCATGTACTGCGGGGCATGCCCGCCGCTCACCGTCTCCGGGCTTCCGAAGACCACGCCGACCTTCATGCGGATCTGGTTGGTCATCAGGATCGTCGGGCGGCGGTCGTACTTGTTCCCGCAGGCGTTCATCGCCGAGACCGTCTTGCGCACGTAGCGGCCCATCGCGCGCGCGTGCTCGCCGACCATGTTCTTGGCCGCTGACTCCTCGACTTCCTTGGCCGGCGTGGCGAAGGCGATCGAGTCAAAAGCAAGCAGATCCAGCTCGCCGGTCCGGATGAGAGTCTCGATGGCGTCGGTAGTCTGCTCCGCGTACTCTGGCGTGGAGAGGATCATAGCATCGGTATTGACACCGAGAGTCTTGGCCCACTTGAGGTCGAGCACACCCTCGCAGTCCATAACCGCGATGACGGATTCCCGGGGCTTCTTGCACTGGCAGGCCAGCTCCTCAAAGGGCATGAACTCGGGAAGGTAGCGGTAGCAGAACGAGCACATGCGCTGCAGCTGGGCAACCAGGCGCAGCACCGTCGTCGTCTTCCCCCCGGACTTCGGCCCGTAGAACGTCACCGGTCTCCCGACCGCGACGCCGCCGCCGAGAGCGAAGTCGAGGGGGAAGACAGCCGTAGGAATGCGAAGGGTCTGCTGTGCCTCACGGTCCGAAGCAATCTGCAATAGACCAGACCCGTAGCTCTTCTCCAGCGCCGCGATGTCCTTGCTGCCCAGCATCTTGGCCATACGCGACGTAGGCTCCTTTGCGGGAGCCTTCTCTTTGGTCATGATGGCCTCCTAGAACGGGCTCTTGTTCGACGAGGCGTTCTTGCGAACGTCATCGACCTCGGCCAGCAGCTTCTTCTCCGCCCACGCCTTGCCAAAAGCGAAAGCGTCCTCCAGCTCCTCGCGGTAGCAGGGGATGACCACGCCCACATCGACACGGGCGCTCTCGAAGTTGCCGAGGTTGAGCGTGAGGCCAAGGTGGATCTCAGCGCGAGCCGGCTCGGTCTGGAACCGGTGGACCTGGATGACCTGCGGCTCCGAAGAAACAGTGTTCTCCTTGGCGTCGCCAGCCTTGAAAGTCCGCGTGACAAAGATCTGCGAGGGCAGCTCCTTCGTCACCTTCTCGGAAGTTGATGTTGCAGGGGTAGCAGTCGACTCGGCCATCGTCCCTCTCCTTGTCCTTCGTCCGTTAGAGAACGTCTACTACACCAGCGTCGCGTCCATCATGCCCATAACGTACCATGCCACTCTGACGTCGTTGCAGAAAGAAACCCACCCGATCTTGCCCCGGATCTCTCCGTTGCGGGCGTCGAAAGCCGCCTTGACGGTCTGAATCATCGGCAGCGAGTAGAGGCGGTAGCGAGTACTGGCAGCACGAAAAGGCGTAGCGGGAAGGATACCATGCTTCTCCAGCTGCTCGAGCGTCACGACCGTCCTACCGACGATCTCAGCCAGCGCCCCGATACGGAACAACACCAGCTCCTCCTCATGGCCGTCCTTGAAGCGCACCACCCGACGTACCGGCTGCGGAGAGGGGCGAGACCGTAGGAGGGACAGAGATAGGCGGTTCTTGCACTCCATGAGCTGGCGGAAAACCCCAACCTGCTCCGCCGTGTAGAGTCGATCCCCTTTCTCGTTGCGCAGAGGAGTCTCGGGAAGGACCCCCTGACGTTCCCACAGCCGGATGGCTTGGACCGAACGCCCCAGCACCCGCGCCAGTGCCCCGATGGTGAACAGGCGCGTCACGACCTTCTTGCCGTCGATTTCGATCTCGACATCGACAGCCTTCCAGAGTCGTCCAGCCACCCGTACTACACCACCAGCTTCCCGCTCCGCCTCGCGCTCCGACGTCTCCGCGCTCCGACGCTTCTTGCGGGCCTCCTGATTGCGCTTCGTAACCGCCTCACGGTACTCGGGGTCGTTGTGGTAACGTTCCCGTCGAAGATCGTTGAGCACCTGACCGTTCTTCTCGTACCAGTCATGGAAGTAGTCGTCGCGCTTCGTCATAGTAGCCTGCATAGAAGAAACCCTCTTCTACGGACATTATCATAAAGAGAGGGATTGTCAAAGCAGTTTGTCAAGTGATGCGTGCATAGAGCTTGTCGCGCATCCGACCGTACTTGGCGAAGATTCCTACGTCATCATCTCGAAAGTCAACGACGACCGGATCTTTCTTTCCTTCGCACGGGCGCAAGATGCGCCCGACCGCCTGTTCCACATCGGATAGGGGAGTAGTGAGAGCGATCGTGTCGAGAGCAGGAATGTCGAGCCCCTCACTGACCAGCTGGCTAGTCGCGAAGATGACCGACGCCTTGGCCGCCTCGTCCAGCGCATCCTGGCTCAAGCCGCCTATATAGAAACCAGTCGAGGGACAAGGACCGGCGTTGTCCGGCCACTTCCGGCGATACAACCCCTCGAGCAAACTGAGGTGCTTGAGCCGCTCCGACAGGACGATGATCTTGCGCCCCGCCTGTGCTGCCTGGATGAGCTGATCCACGACGAGATGGTTGCGCACGTCGTTCGCGCAGAGAAATTGCAGCTGCACCGGCTTCGAGGCCAGGTTGGGATTGAAGCGCGCCGTTTCGACCATCCTGAACTTGGTCCAGACACGGCGGACCTTGGGCTTCAACCGCTGTTCGTGGGCCTTGAACCCGACTGGGCCTATGTGCCAGAGGAAGACGTTGTCCGCCCCGTCCTTGCGCCGTGGTGTTGCGGAGATGCCCACCCGCCAGCGGGCGGGGAACTTAGGCGGGACATGCGACCACGTCTCGGCGGCAATTCGGTGGACTTCGTCAGTAATGACGAGCCCTGGCCACCGGTACAGGAGCAACGGGTACTCGCGGGAGACGAGCGAATGAACCATGGCGATGGCGATGTGCTTGCCGGCGAAGTCGCAGGTGTCCTGCTGGATGATGCCCACCTTGGACCCGGGGAGGAACTGCTCGATGCGCTCCTTCCACTGGTTGACCAGGAACTCCTTGTGGACGACCACCAGCGTCGGAACTTGAAGCTGCGCGATGAGGGCGCAGGCAACCACCGTGTTGTGAGTCACGGTGAAATCGCCCAGGAGGTAGCGGTGATCGCCGTCGAGCAAGATGCCCCGGTAGCCTCCATCTGCGACGCGCTCAACCATAAAGCCGGTGCGCGTCGCAATCTTCCGCTGCTTGCGCTCACGCGGGAGTTTGCGAGCGATACGCAATGGAAGGGTCGAGAAGTCCCCGGCCAGCTTCACCCGCCAGTAAATGCACCCGTTCACGAGCTTCTCGCGCACGGTGGCGCGGATGCCGAGGGAGCGGGCCACGAACGCGATACCGTCAGCCCACTCCTTCCGCTTCTGGACGATCTCGTAGCACCCGTTGTTGTGGTATCCGTCGGAGTCCAACCAACCCGCCAGAAAGGCCATCCGGTCGGCCCTTGAGGCGATGAGGTACGCCGACGGCAGCTCACGTCCGTCCCCAAACACCGAACGCATCAGGTCCAACAATGGATTAGGCTGACCACGCTCGGTAACAACGATGTGGTACACCGGACACCGTGCCGCCTCTACGCGGAGGCGGAGCCCGAACGCCGCCGCCGTATCCCGGCACAACGCCTCGATCTCTGCGTCGGGCTTGGAAATTGCCACCCCGTTTAAGGCCTTCGTCCCATCCCCATACCACACCCCGAGGAAGTAGGGATCGAGAGGCAAAGGATTTCCCGAGGGGAAGTCCACCCCGCCTTCCGGCGAGAACTGCTTGAGGTGATGTTTCTGCGCCGCCGAGAGCCGGAGGTAGTCGGTCAGCGCGATGTCGATCACCTCGTCAGTTACGGAGTGGACGAGGGTTAGGATGTGGGATTCGTTACACTCCCACACCTCTCCCACCGTCGGGATAATGCGGTACATAGGGCCGAATCCCGTGTTGGCATCGAGCACACGTCGGGCCGTACTGTCGGGACCCATCAGCAGGTCCCCAGCCTGCACCTCCTCTGCCCTAACCACCTTGCCATCGTAGCGCAGCACGGGCGTCGCCAAGGCCGGACTCTTACCCCACCCAGGGGCGGCCCGGACGATCATGCCCAGCTGCCCAGCCTGCAGTACCTGGGTAACGTACCCGACCGCCTTCTGCTGCTCGGGACGGAGGCTACCGGAGAACTGCAGAGGGCCGGCCCACAAGTCGAAGTTGCCGTCCGTGACGTGGAACTCTACTTCGTGGTTCTTGCGTCGGGCTAGGAAGTACTCCCTGGGGATGCCGATGCGATCCTCGGTCTCCGTATATAGCTTGATCGGACCGGGGGCTTCACCGGGATGATTTCCAACCTTGGAAGGTTGGATGGTCAGGGCGGCACGCGTCGCCTGTACCTGTAGGGGAGTCAGATCGGCCTTCGGCAACCAGGCCCAGGCGTCCACCGTCACTCGCACGCGCTGTTCTCCTTGCGACCACGTGGTCGCAACGTGAGGGCCGTCAGCATGTCCACAGCCTCCCGAAAACGGCAAACGCGAGTCAAGAGGGTTATTCTAAAAGGGCACGTCGTCGGTCTGCACGTCAGCCGTGTTTTCGGAGACCGGACCGTCCTCATCGCTGCCGACCTTCTGGCCACCGATGATGGCACGGATCTCCTCCGGCGACTTCGGCTTCAGCAGCTCGATGTAGTTGAAGGGGTAGAGCTTCGGAAGGATCTTGCCCTTGTCATCGAGCACGACCTGGAAGATGCGCTGCGTATACTCCATCATCTTCGGGTCCTCGTTCGCCTTGGCGAACAACTCGAGAAGCTTGCGCCCACGGAACATCGCCACGTCGAGAACCTTGGCCAGCTCGACCTCCTTCTGGATCTCGAACTCGTCGCCACAACTCGGGCTCTTCTCGTCCTCGCGGGTGACCTTGAACAGACACGCCACAAGGCTGCCCCGGTCCTCCTTCTTGCGCTTGAACTTCTTCAGCGTCTTGAGCTTGGCCGGGAACAGCTGCACCTCGTACTGATGGACGTTGCCCTTCTTGTCCTTCCACTTCGAGGCGTCGATGCAGGTCAGAAACCCGAGATAGGCCCGGGTCTTGTCTCCGAGGGTGGTGCAGCACGGGATGTCCTCGTGGATACCCCGCAGACAGGTCAGCCAATTGCGCCAGCTGCCGTTCATCTTGAAGTGGTGCTCGTAGACGCAGAACGGCACGTCGTCGATCAGGACCATCTCCTTCGTCTCACCCTCGGGGACATAGTAGCGCCCAGGCCCCTGCCGGGACTGAAGGCGATCCTCCTCACGCTTCATCCCCTCGAAACCGGTGTCAAACCAACTCTTGCCACTACCGTTGCTCATTCTCGTTCCTCCTGGACTAGCTGGTTGCTGTTTCTGTCCCGCACTCGCGGGCTAGAACGGGTTGTTCGCCTCAGGCGGCTTGTCCGCCTTGACGGGAATCGGGGTCGTGGTGCTGGAGGCGGGCGTGGCCGACGTCGCGGGCTGCGCCACCTGGTCGTCCTTCTTGCTGACCAGCCGAATGCGGTCGATCAACCCATCGACGACCTTCTGGCACTTGGGGCAGATGTCCTGCCACTCGATGAGGACGCTGTCGCCAAGGGTCAGCTTGAACGTCTTTCGTTCCGGCAGCACCGGAAGCTGCTTCACATCGGAGGTCGTCGAGGTGTCGAGGGAAGTGCTGCAACGATCACAAGCTCGAACGTAGTGAACAGTGATGCTCATGACTAGTCTCCTCTGGTTGCTGTCGTTGCTGTCGTTGTCGAGGACTCCCTCGACGACATGGTGGTCGTACCATAAGCCCTACCGGTTGTCAAGCCTCCTGTGGCGGTCCTAGCAATTCGAGAAGCTCGTCGCGTGTGAGGTCGTCCGGGTCCGCTCCATCCGGCATGGGAATGACACGCGTGGGCATCCGAGCGGACACCGAACGCAGCACTCCATCGGCGATCTTGACCCCAGGCGGGTCTCCGTCTGGAACGATGACGGCCTCCTTGAATCCCAACTGCACGAGCTTCTCGACCTGGAACCGGCTGATGCCGCTGCCCATAAAGCATAGGGGAAAGCGGTAGCCGCGTTGCCAAAGGGAAATCGCATCAAAGAAGCCCTCCACCAAATAGGCTACCTCGGGGGTCTGACAGCGGTGCTCCCCGAACAGGTAGAAGTCTCGGTGGAAGGCGTTGCTATGGAGGAACTTCGGGTACTGATCGGAGTCGAGCGCCCGACCCGAGATGCCGACGAGCCGCCCCTTGATGTCACGGACGGGGATGGAGACCCTGCGGGCTCCGGCGTGCCACCCCAGCTCCCAGCTCTGGATAGTCGCCTTGGACAACCCGCGTTCCTCCAAGTACTCGCGCGCCTCCTCGGACAAGGGTTGAAACTTCTCCAGCAAGTCTTCGGGAAGCGCCGGCAGCTCGATGAAATCTCCGTCGCCGCGTTTGGCGAAGCCCTCCGATACCACAACACCGGCCACCTCACGCGGAGGTCCTGGCACGCTACTGACACCGGCAAGCCTCGCCTTCATCTGCTCGATCGAGGGCAGATCGGTCCGCTGGATCACTTCAGCGAGGGCGCGGTACTTGTGAACCTGCGACGGGTTATAAACGATCAGCCGGTTGATGAGATTGATCAGGTTGAGACTCGGTTCACCTGGTCGCCGCCCTTCTGGAGTACAGGAGTGACACTTCCAACCGCTTCTCCCTTTGTCGTCGATAGCAATCTCGAAGGACGGATTCGTGTCGGTGCCCTTCGTGTGTCGCCAGCGTGCTAACGGACAGGTCGCTTTGATCCACTTCGCTCCGACGTGAACACGTTCACACCCGAGACGGCGCAACAAGTTCTGGATGCCCCTCGAGTCCATCAGCCCTCCTTGCCTCGTGAAGGAATCTTACCGATCGCCGGATGCTTGGTCTGGTGTGCCGTGGGAAGATCGCTACGCGGAGACGGGGCAGTCGGCGTCGCCCCCATCGGAGCTGGCGGGGTAGCGATAGGCTCCTTGCCCACACCAGGAGGAGGAGCCTTGGTCTCTTTCGCAGCGTCTGACCCGCCAGGGGCGGGACCGGCGAGGTCGCGAAGAATGACCTCGAACACGGAGTCGAAGCGACGATCCTTGCCCCGACTTTCGCGCAGGTGCTTCCGATTCTGCAGCACCCCCTTCGAAGTCAGCCGGATGTTGTCAATCGGACCTTCCTCGGAGCCTCTCGCCAGATAGCCGTACTCGACTAGTCTCGAACGCGCCACCATCCAAGCAGCGCGGAGCCCAGCCACACCACGCCCGAGACTACCATCAGTCCAGATGGCAAGAGCGCAGTGCTTGAGGATCGAGGGAACGTTTGCCCAAGACATGTTGTGCTCCTAGAAGGGGGCGTCGACGTTAGCGTCAGGTACCGCGCCACTCTCGTCGGCATCCCCGCCCCCGCCCTTCCCGACGGGACCGATCTCATCAAAGTTCATCGTGCCAATGTCCCAGTGCAGCCGGACCTCTATTCCCTCACCCTCGCGCACCTTCAGCGGCTTGACGATCATCTCCTTGTTGGTCTTCATCTCCTCGGTCTGGATGAGCGCGAAAATCAGATCGGCGTTCCAGCCCGCTACGTCGGTGAGCGCGATAGCTTCCGCCTTGACCGACTTGGCCTCGTTCGCCTTCACCTCGCGGTTGAACTGCATGGTCACGATGACGGGGATATTGAGCCGGCTCGTCAGACGCTTCAGCTCGTCGAAGGCGTTGGCGGCCTTCTCCGTCCTGGTCTTGCCTTCGACGCGAAGCAGGTAAGCTCCGTCGAGCAACACAACATCCGGCTGCACCGTGTCGATGGCGGCCTCGAAAGCATTGATGTGGAAGTCGAAATCTCCACCGACGATGTGGAAGCGCCCATCGTGCTCGATCTCCTCGTAACCAGCGATGAGGTGCTGACGCTGGAACGGTGACATCTTCCCGTGGGTGTACTCCGTATAAGGGATCTTGAGTCGGGCACAGATGATGCGACCAGCGATCCGCCGAGGCTTCATTTCCGTCGTCGCGTAAAGGACCTTCTTCTTCTGCACGTCCCACGCATGGTGTGCGATGAGCGCAGACGCCCAGGTGTTGTGGACCAGGATGTCGTTCGCCACGAAGCAGCTCGTCGGCTCCATCGTGAGATCGTAGATCTTCCGCTCTCCTGCGTCGGCGATGCGCTCTACCACGTCCCAGAAAATGCCCCGATTCCAGAGCCACGAGAACTCCTCGGAGCACCCGTACACGTCACAGAAGGCCTCAAAGCTGCGGAGGGACAAGGAGTGGAGGTCCCCGTGCGGAGTGAACAAGCACTTCGGTGAAAAGCACGAAGACCACCCCAGGCGGTCCCGCACCTGCGAGAGGAGGTTCCCGTTCCTGCGCCCGGCACTACCGGCGACGATCTCCTTCACCCGGCCCACGAAGGCAGCCGACACCCTCGGGAAACCTACGTTGGAGTTGCGATCCTTCTCCAGGAAGACACGCAGGCGCTCCTGCTTGTCCCCCCACAGCGGAACGGCCCCCGCGAAGCGCTCGTAGGAACTGGCGTAGACCCGCAGCCTCCAAGCATCGAACTTCTTGCCATCACAGGTGGCCTGCTTGTAGTCCACGCTGCTCTGGACGCCAAAGCGCAGAAGCAAGTGCTGGATCTGCCGAATCATCCTCTCTGAAGCAAGGCAGATCGCCGGCCCAGAACCGTCAACGTATCCATCGCACATCCAGAACAACCCGAGGAAGCGCCCGAGGAGCACTGGAGGGAGGCGGTAGATCGCATCCGGAATAACCTTGACGACGGCTTTCTTGCCCTCCATGCCGTGCTTGCGCAGCAGAGCATGGATCGCGTTCTCCCGGGAAGAACCAAGCCGCCGAACAAAATCGAAGTCGATCTCCGACCTCGGCTGGATGTCCGTCTCGGCGGCATCCGCCGCGTCCTGCATGAGCGACAGCACCCGCTCGTCCGTCGTCGTGAAACCCGTGTGGTGGCCCGAGTAGCTGCCCTCGGCCAGCAAGACCGCCATCAGGTCGACCTCCTCGACCGGCAAAGAGACAGGTTCCTGCGGGAAGGGTATCGTCGCCGGTAGTGCGGCGGTAGCCCCGAGACGCAACTCCGACGCCGGACGCCATCCTTCGGGAGTGAGGAAGGGGTGCTCCGGGGTGGTGATGATCGACCGGCCACTGGCGAAGGTGACCTTCAGACAACCCTTCCGCCCCGTGTCAACCTTGGCGGTGATGGGCGCAGCGTGGATGTCCTGCTGCCGACTCCATGTGAAGGCCTGCTGGAGAGCGGGATCGGCAACGACCTCGCGCAGCGTGTGCGGGACGCCGGAGATCGGATCGACAAGTTCCGAGTCCTCGTCGAGACACTTCCCAATACCCATGCGGGCGACGAACAGCCCGAGGTCCTGCTCCCAGAATCCGTAGGTCGCCTCGTTGACAGAGAACCAGGGCGTCAAGACACCACGCTCCCCAGCCGCGATCCGATCGTAGTAGTCGATGACCTCCTGCTTGAGCGATCCGAGCGTCACCACTTTCGAGCCGGTGATCTGCTGCAGCCGGATCTCGCGCACAGCCGTCTCGATCGTCTCCAGCGCCTTGACGGGATCGTGACCCGAGAGGAAGTCGATGGCTGGATCGAGCTTCTCGCGCAGCAGCACCACTAGTTTCCGACGGTGAACAGCATCAATGTAGAAGGCCGCCGGCTCCTTCGCATCGAGCAGCATCACACCGGTCTCGGTCAGGATGGTGTCGGTCGTCGGGAGAACGTTGTACTTCTTGACGTGGAGGACCAGGAATTCGTAGGCGATCCGCCCGTCACCCTCCAGATACTCCGGTGGCAGGCGCTCCATCGCCAAGCGCATTGCCGGCTTGCCTTCGGCAATCAGCGCTGCTACTAGCTCACGGTCATCCACGAGGACCTCCAAGGACCTGTTGCTTAGCGTCCTCCGCCTGCTGCACTCGTCGGTCCTCCCCTATCATCGAGATCGGAACCAGGTACGGTCCCGTCGTCTCGAGCATGCCCTTGAAGGTGTTCTTCATCTGCGGAACCTTCGCGCGCGTCGTCAACACAGTCGACCGATGGCGCTCGCCTCGCTGTGAGATGAGTTCGGTGAGGACGCGGTTGTCGATGTAGGGGGCGGTGGCATCTTCCAGCTCCAGGTGATCCAGTACCAAGAAGTCGACCTCCCGACACCGCTCAAAGATCGGGTTGTCATCGAAGGTCTCACGAGCACGCATGGAGTCCCGCAGATCCAGGATGCGCGTGAAATAGGTCGGATGCCCTCGGCTCCTGGCCGCCTTCGCCACCACCGCCGCTGCGCCGGTCTTGCCCACGCCGACGTTGCCGCAGATCAGCAAGCCGATCCCTCGAACGATCATCCGGTCGACCTGCTCGACGTAGCGCGTGACCTCCTCCAGCACCGACGCGTGGATCTGGTTCAGACGGGCGTACCAGAACTTCTCAGGAAGGTTCATGCGCAGGAAATCCTCGGGGACCAGCTTCCGATAAAGCGTCGGGTCCACTACCGGATTCCCATCTGGTTCAAGGTGTCGAGGGCAAGCTGGTAGCGGTCGGACAGATCCTTATCCGGCTCGTCGCAGTACCCGGGATGGTCCTTCTCCCAGATCGCATACTCCTCGAGAGTCCGACGGTGCTTCGCCCACTCCTGCGCGTCGATGAGCAGCTCGTCGGAGTACTTGAGGAGGATACCGATGTTCGGACGAGGCGTGGACTTCTTGAAGTACCGGCTGACGAGACGGGACCAGTAGCGCAGCACGAAGCGCACGCTATCAGCGACGAGAACCTTGTTAGCTCGGACCAGAAGTAGTCCAGCCTGACCGTACTCCTTCTCGGTCCACCGAGGGATCTGCAGATCGGGATGCCGAACGTGCATCTCCTCGCGCCAGACGTCCTCGATGCCCTCGACCTCGTCACGAGACCAGCGCGGCTTCCGCTTTGACTTCGTCGCTGTTACCTCGCTCGCCTGCTTCTTCGTGGCCTGATCCATCAGCACCTGGGCGGTGTGCTCCCCTGTCTTAGCCATCTGTGCTTTCATGGCTTCCAGCTTAGCCTTTAGCTGTTCTTGGTCCATGGCTTCACCTATGTCCTGGTCTATGCCTTGGACTACGCCTATGTCCTGGTCATCGGCGTTATCCTGGTCATCGGCGATGGCAGGGCTTTCCTGTTCATCGGTGATAGCTAGATCTTGCTGTTCTCTATCTAGCTCTTCTCTTTTCGCCGGAAGCTCTTCTTGGGCCGGCGGAAAGTGCGGAGCTAGCGTAGCGGCTCCGCCACACATGATGTTTTCATGGATCTCTTCCTGGATATCTTCAGATGGGTGGGTACTAGAGTGGCCACCGGTAGGTACTAGAGTGGCCACCGGTAGACACTGGAGTGGCCACCCTCTTGCGTTTTTAGCGCCCTTGGCTCTCGAAGTCTTGCTCGAGCGCTGAAGAGCCCTAAAATCCTCTATCCAAGCATTATTCAAGAAGATATAGCGGTTGGACTCCCCCGAATCCTTACCAGACTCGATAGTGATGAGTTCTAGGGTAACCAGGTGGTCCAACAGCTTCTTCACGTTATTGCGACACATCCCCAACTCTTTAGCCAAGGTGTTAATCCTGGGGTATGCCTCCCCCTTAGCTCCAGCATGCTGTATGAGACGAGCATAGAGTAGCTTAGCGGCTGGCAGGACTTCAGGACGAACTCCCAGCCAGTTGGGAACCGGAGCGAACGTCCACGACCTGTCTGGCCGAATACGAACTTTCTCCACGTCGTAGACAACCTGGGGCTTCACGAAGAACACTCCAGCTGTGTAGCCGGAGTCGTCCAAGTCCAGGGGTGTTCGGGGAACGAGTAGACGCTCGCCGCCGCTCCTCGCCGGCTGGTGATCAGCTGGTAGTGGCGAAGTTCGTCGAGGTAGAAGTGCGCCATCCTGACGGTGACGCCAATTGAATCTCCCAACTCTTCCATGGTCGGCGTACAGGTGTCGGAGCGTCGGTGCTTGGCCAAGTACAGCAGGCGCGCGTAGAGGAGCTTCGCTCCTTGAGAGATCTCCTTGCGCCGGGCAAGACCGTCGGGGACGTGGCCGCCTATACGCTGCAGAGTGAGAGTGCTGGTCGCGGGCATGGCTCACCTTTCCGGGAAAGCTACTCCGACGCGTTTCCAGCGACGATCCAGCATGCGTCGACCTCCCAGTGGAGAACCTGTTACCTCGGATCACTCTCGGGAGTCAAGCAGTCCGTGGCTTCTCCGAGGCTGCAGTGCCTTTCATATCCACCCCTTCCCGCCGCACTTCGGGCAGATCTTCACGGACGCCATCACCCAACGCCCCTTGACCGGCTTGATGAGCCCTGCCTTGCGGAGCTTCTGCAACGTGCGGTCGAGGTTTTGATCATAGTTTTTCTCGTCGAGTCCGAGGCTGGTGCGCAGCTCCTTGTTGGACTTCGGACCGCTCTTGAGCATCTTCTTGATCTGGTCTTCCATGGCTTCTCCTAGAACAGGGTTCCGGCCGAGCGCGTCGGCCCTTCGTCGTCGATCTCGATCAGTACCTTCGTCGTGCGTAGCAATGTCACCTTCGACCCGTGCATCAGGAACACCCGCAGGTCTATTCGCAGTCCGTCATCACCTTCAAGATCTTTCCAGACGTGATGCCGCGCGCATCCCAGGCAGAGAGGATCGGGAAGGCGACTCCCGATGTCGAGCCAGAACAGCGTCGGACGCACGTAGGCGCAACGGGAGCACACCAGGCCTGTACGGTTCACCGTCATCGTGGTGGTACGCTGACCCACACGCCGACGGTGCTGGTGCATCTCGAGCTGCTGTTTCCACTGGTTCCGGTATGACAGCAGCACCTCGCGCACCCGATCCGCGTCGACGGGCAAGACGTGAATGGTCCCGAGGAGAGATCCGACCACGATCGGCGTGGGCAGGCCGCAGTCGGGGCACGGCACGGGAATGGGGTTGCGGACGAAGGCGCGAGGGTGTGGACCGGAAACGCTCATGCCCCCGCCAAGTACGAGAGGAACAGGTTGGCGACGAGGCGGACTAGATCGCGGCCTAGCTTCGCCGGAGTGACCTGCCGCCAGAACTTCGGGTTGCCGAACATGAACTGCAGCTGCTTCTCGTTTGTGTCGTAGTAGAGGCGCGCTTGGCGCTCGTAACCGATCATCACACCACAGGTGTTGACGCCGATCTGGCGGTTGTGCCGGACCGCATCACGCACGAACAGCATAAGCTGTCCGGTGCCGATCACTTGGCCGTTACGCCGACGGTGCGTCGGATAGCCGTCGGTGATAGCGATGATGTGCCTGGTCTCGTCACCCAGCTCGAGGAAGCGGCCGGCAATCTGAAGTGCAATGTGGAGCGGCGTCATGCCACCGACGTGAACGTGTTCAGTGTCAAACACCTCTAGTCGACGGTCGAAGCGTGTGATGTCGACTTGCCCTTGTTCGACAGACTGGAAACCCCAGACGTGGAGGTTGACGAACGGGTAGTCGAGTGCTCGTCCGAGGACACGACAGGCTCGCTCGGCCTGTGCTTTCTTTTCGTCCTGCATCGAATCGGATCGATCGAGTAGCAACAGGACTTTGAAACCTCTTCCCGAGGTGTCGATCTCGAAGCACGGTCCTGGTCGACGGGAAGTTGCCTGTTCGATGTAGGCTCCGATGTCGATGCGGCTGCCGATCTCGTCGAGGTCTGAGGAGCGCTGTCCCATCACCAGCGCGAACAGAGAGCGCAGCCGATCAACCGTCGCCTGGTCTTCTGGCATGAGTGGTGTCGGCTTCTCGGTGGAGACAACGTCACGGAACACCACCTTTGCCGGTGCGTCTCGACGCAGCCGATTGTCAGGGGCGCTCGGATGGAGGAGCGATTCCTTGACCCGATCGGTCTGCTGAGCGGCCTGTTCCCGCGCCCGCTGCAGGGCGGTCTGCATCGCCTCACGATCCCCCACGTCCAGCCCCAGTGCGCTCCGGCACGGCTTCTTGGACCTGTCCGACGGATTCCCTGAGAACTTGGACTCTTCCACCCGAACTTGTGTTTGATTACGCGTGGTTGCCTTGTCCCCGAGTGTCTCCAGCAGCTCTTGGAGGGCTCCAGCGCGCTCCTGTAGGCTCCCAGGAGGCCGCTGTGCCTCCCCCCTACCTTGCCCCTGGTCAGGCTCTTTCGGGCCGTCCTGGGGGTCGTTGGGGCCTTCTGGCGCGGTGCTAGGGGCGTGGACGACCTTGGCCTGCTCTAGCGGGTTCCCAGCACCCCGAACAACCTCTGAAACCAGGGAGACGACCAGCCACTTTGCTACCAGCAGGGTGGCGGCGAAGTCGGTCCCCTCTACCTTGCGGTAGGCATCCTCGATGACGTTCCGGTAGCGGTCCAAGGGACCGGCTGGGATGTCGATGGCGGTCCCGAGCAGGCAGGCGTAGGTCAGGATGTTCGTGTGTGCGCGCGTCACGAACGCCTGCGCGTCAGCGCGCTCGCGCGCCCGCATGCGCTCGTAGGACCCCTCGTAGAGCCGTCGCCAGAGGGAGACGACTCGGTGGTGCTCGAGGGTGTCGATCAAGCAGTCCAGGCCGGAGGCCAGGCGGGCAGCGTCGACTGGCTGACCGGCGGAGGTCGTCGCGGCTTCCACCTGCTTAACGTACTCCGTGACGAATAGCCGCTTGGCCACCACGTCGGTTCTGAACAGCAAGTGCGCCAGCAGCTCCTCCAGGCGCAAGTAGGCGTCGACGGAGTGGATCGGCAAGCACAGCACAGTCCCGTCGGTCGTGACACGATTGCTGTTCTTGAGCCACAGTCTTCGCTGCATGATCGCGGCGAAGGTGTCGACGGTCTTGTGGAGGATAGCCTGCTGGTGACCGGCAGCGTCAAGCCGCAGGGAGGACAGTTCGAAGTGGCTCGGATCGACGGGGAGGCGAGCTGGTGTGGGGAGAAAGTCGCGCATCACAACGAGAGATCGATGTTGAAGATGCTGGTCACCCAGCTGGCGAAGGTTTGCTGGTCACTGCCGTCGAACTTCCCGAGGGCGAGGCGCATCGCCGTCTCGAGGCCGGCGTTCCCGATGTCCTGGATGATCTGGACTACATCGCGGGTGGCCAGTTGGTACTCCAGCGCTTCTTGTCGAGTTTGGTGTGCCAGCAGGATCACCTTGTCGATGTAGGGTGCTCCGGCACCGTCAGTTCCCAACACTTCGACGACGATTTTCTTTTCGTTCTCGGCAGTCGGGTAGCGCAGTGGGTAGATGCGGAAACGGCTACGCAGATCGTTGTTGAGCGCGTAGACGCCCCCGTAGACGGCGAAGTTCATCGTGCCGACGATCCAGAGCTTGGAATTCTTCTTGAGACGGTACACCTCCTCTGCCTCTTGCAAGGCCAGCGCCCGTCGGAAGTCCGTGATCGAGTTCAAGCCCTTCTGGTTGGCCGGCTTGAGAGCGTTGATCTCTTCCAGATTCAAGACCGCCATCCCGACGTCATTGGCGACCTCGATGGCCGTAGGGATCGCGCCCAGCAGGAACGGCGAGGACCCATCCTCGATCGTCCGTGCTCCGTAGAGTTGCGCTCGGCGCACGTCCTCGGAGCAGTCGAACGGAATGAGGGGGACCGCGTGCTTCTGGCACCACGACGCAACGGACAACGTCTTGCCTATGCCTGGCGGTCCCGCCAGAATGAGGTTCGCCTTGAAGGCGATGGCGTCATAGAGCTTGTGCAGACCGAACACGTCCAGGTACTGCAGGGGCTCTGGTACATTCCACTTCTCGGCTTTGATGTATCGCTTAGACATCGGCATCAGCGTCTCGTTACTTCTTCCTGGCCATCTTGACCTTATCCCCCTCGATGAGCGGCTGGGCGACATCTGACGACGATATCGCGTGTGCTTCGCGCGCTGCCTCGAGGATCGCTTTTATCTCGTCGGAAGGGAAGATCTTGAGAGCGATGGTGATGCCGGTGATGCTGTCGATGTCTGTCTTGGCCAACTTGCCGATCTCGACGAGACTCTGAATCTTGCTCATGTTGACCACAAGCTTCTTGATCTCATCACAGCCTTCGCCGATATCGATTCCTTTCTCCTTGAGCAAGTCGACCACTTTCTCGACCTTGAGGTTCTTCTCTTCTCGGCGTTCGCGCAGCACGCGGATGCCTTCGAAGTCGTAGCGGTGCCCACCCTTGTCAGTGAGCTTGCCCTCCTTGAGTGCCACGTCGAGCAGCTTCTCACGGAGTGCTCCGAGGCGCTCTTCCAGCATTTCGTCGACGAGCTTCAGCGCCAGATGTGCCTGAGCGGCCTCGATGGGAGTCATCTGGTCGACCGGCTTCAGCATGATGTCTGACCCTGTGAGGGGCAGGACAGAGGTAGGAACTGCGCTGCTGAGGACGATCACGTCATTCTTGCTCATCAGAACCTCCTTCGGGCACGGTGTGCTCGATCTGTTCCTACTGTAGCAAGCAGTTATATGATTGTCAAGAGGCGCGTCGGCCAACGAACATCGGGCAGGACTGGGCGGCGCTGGTGGGCCAGTAGCAGGGCTTCAACATGTTGACGTGCGTCGGATGGCCACAGGTCCCCTGGCATTCGCGAGCAGTCATGTTCGGCGGCAGTACCCCGCGCAAGTAGTAGCAGGAATGGGGAGCGTAGACGACCGGAGGTGGGGGAGAGCCACCCTTGAGAACCTTCAGGTCAGGAGGAGACTTGGCGAGCTTGTCAGTCATGCCGGCGGCTTCCTTCAGGGTCTCACGGACCCAGTCCGAGATGGTCGTCCCGCGCGCTGCGCAGAGCGCCTGGAAAGCTGCGTAGTCTTCGGGCGGAACAGCGACGCTGATCTTCTTCATCCGACGTTTCCAAGGCCAGAGACTACGCCACCAAGCCATCAGGCTGCTCGTGTCTTGGCGAGCTTCGAATTGGCGACTTCGATCTGCGCTCGCCGACCCCTAGGTGCCAGGGCGCAAGAGAGAATGTGGCGCAAAGCTGTGATGGTCGATCCCTGTTTCCCGATGACCTTCCCTCGGTCGTTTGGATGGACATGAATCAGGAACACAGACATGTTGCCGCCGCCGTCCTGCTCCTCCACTCGTACCTGCTCGGGATGATCGACGAGGACGAGGACGTTCTCGACGAGCAGCTCGTGCGGTTGCAGCGGTTCCGAATCGGCCAGCTCCTTCATCGCCTTGCCTCCGCGTCGCGTTGATCCTGGAGCCACTCCTGTAGTACTCGGCATTCGTCGTTGTGCGGACAGTCCGGACAGATCGTTTGCCGTATCTCTTGACAGCGTGCGATCTGGCGTTGTCGCAGAGTACGGTCGAACGGGGGTGTCCCCGGAACGAGCCCCTCCATCTCCACTTGGATGCGGAGGGCTTCGATGGTAGAGGGCCGGCTCATCCTGCCTTCTTGAGTACGGACTGTCGTTTCACCTCGTCCAGGACAGCCATGGGTGAGTCAACGGCGCGGTTGAAGCACGGGCTCTGGTGCAGAAGCACGTACTCCTTTTTCTCGGTGAACTCGCCGTCCACCATCTTCCCTAGAGCGATGCGGGCAACGGCATCGCCTTCCAAGATCGGCTTGCCACATCCTCCGCAGCGCTGAGTCTTTTCGGGTTTCGACATCGAGATCCCTCCTGCTACCTACTAGAGAACATAGTCTTATCTTTGAGATAAGCAAGTAGCGACCGGATTGTCAACGGGGATCTGCTAGGGATTAGAAACTGCGACCATGTGGTCGCGTTGCAGCCGAGCTATGACGGCCTGCAGATCTTCCCACGCAGCCTTCTTCATTGATGGCTCCCGAAGCAGATAGGCAGGATGGTAGGTAGCGCGTACAGGGATACCCTCCCATTCGAACCACCGACCCCTCAGCTCCTTCATCGGACGGGTCTGCTTGCACAGGGCGGCGATGGCGGTACCGCCGAGAGCGAGGACGACGTGCGGACGCACGACGCGCAACTGCCCGATGAGGAACTCGCTGCATGCCTTGATCTCGTCGCTCTCTGGTTTTCGATTCTCTGGAGGTCGACACTGGACTGCGTTGCAGATGTAGAGGTTCTCTCGCTTGAGGAGCATCGCCGCCAGCATCTTGTCGAGCAGCCCGCCTGCCTTGCCGATGAAGGGGACACCTTGCTTGTCCTCGTTTGCTCCCGGTCCCTCTCCGACCAAAGCCAGGAGAGGCCGTTCCGGGTTGCCAACTCCGAAGACGACCGTGGTGCGGGTGGAGGCCAGACCACACCTGCAGCAGATCATCGCCCGCGCCCGCAGGGGGGCAAGGCCTGCTCGTCCTCCTCCGCTATCGAGTACCTCGGAAGGAAATAGCGTCGAGTTCACAGGTTTTCCTGGAGCACACAGTTGAAGCTGAACTTCTTGGGAGCCCATACCTCGATGGAGTTGAAGGGAATGCCGGCCTGCAGCAGGTCCAGCACCGCTTTCCCGAGATCGTCGGCTTGGTAGCGGGCGTAGTGCCCTGCGCCGTCTAGGGTACGCCAGTAGAGGACGCGCTCGGTGATGACGGGGCCGCCGGTCTTCGGCGACAACGCTGCGGGGGTCTCCATCTTGATCTCCTTCGGGGGTTCGACTTTGAACAGGGCTAGCTTTGCCCCAGCAGGGGTATCAGCTAGTTTGGCCATCGGAAGATTTCCATCGTTGGATTCCTCCTCTGCCTCAGCACCGATCGAGTCCGGCTCGTCTCTTTCCGGATCTCGGTTCTGCTGAAGCCTGGTCAGGAAAGCGGAGATCGTTGTGTCAACGACCGTTACCACGACCTTCTTGCTGACTTCGCTGTGTGCCTGTCGGACGATGGCAAGCATCTGGAAGTCGAACTGCGCGAGAAGGTCGAGGTCGACCAGCCAGCCGATACCGCGACGGTCCTCGATTCGAGTTACCTGCCCCGTCGCGAACGCCCCAGCCACGATTTCGTCGATCAGATTGCCGAGATCCTGGTCCGGACGATGATCGATCCGACCGAGTGCTTTCATGCGTTCGCGCAGACGTAGGATGGCGTGCGGGTGAACGAAGTTCTTGCGACGGTACGTGTTGAACGGAGCATGGTGGGCCATGGACATCGGAGCCCTCTAGTGCTTCCCGTTCTTGCCGTTACCGTTGCCGAAGATAGCTTTCTCGAGGGCCGCGTCCCCGAGGAGCGAGAGGGGCCGCGTGTCTCGCCCGTTCGACAGCACCATGTCATCAGCTAGTTCGACTGTCTTGTTATTGTTCGCTCCGAGAGGTAGCTCGTTGCGAGTCGGATCGTTCGTGCTGGGCAACCCTTTCTGCCCGTACAGATCATCCCAGGTGCCATTCTTCTGGCATCGCCGGCAATAGACCCCGTACTGGTCCTCGATCCAGAGGTGATGCCCTTGACGGCATCTCCGGTTGGCTCGAGCTGGCGGCGTATCGAGGCTAGAGTCGGACTTGATAGGGAGGGCGAGCTGCCCACCGTAGCCGGAGGTTCCTCCGTAGCCTGAGTCGTACCACCCCGCGCCCTGCTTGTCCTTCCAGCTCTCCTTCCATCGCTTGTCGTCGTTCTCGAGCTGCTTGATTTTCTCCTCGGCGTGGCTCATCACGCTCCACACCTGGGCGTAGAGCTTTTCTCGCGCTAGGCTTTGCCGGTCCATCACCATGTTCTTGAAGTTCGTGTAGTCGATGTCGAAGATCACGTTGACCATCGCCGCCGCCAACTCAGGGCGGAGGCAGAAGGCGCGGTACGGGTAGTCGGAGCCGGCTAGCTTCAGTGTTGCGGTCAGCTCCGGCAGATACCTGGTCCGCAGCGCCTCCAGGTCGCCGTCGATCCTCGTTCGGACCATCAGACGCTTTGCGTCGCTCTTATCCTGTACCACCGAGAAGAAACCCACTCCTATGAACACCCACATTGCTCGTCTCCTTGTCCGCCCCTCTCGTGTTGGGGCATCTCTCAATGTAGCAAACATCAGGGGGATTGTCAATAGCGCAGAGACGTGATTAGCCCGACGACGCAAAGGGCTAGCAGGATCGTCAGTAAGGCTCGAAGAACGTGACGTTTTCGTATGGTACGAAGGGGGACGATGGAGTGCTGCGCCACCAGCAATTCTCCCAGTGACGTCCGAGGTAGGTGTGAGTCCATGACGACTTACCAGCTAGTCGAGAGCCTGCAAGGCGGTGTTCAAGACGTCGATAGGCGTGCCAGTCCCGTCGATGATGTGGACAGGCCATGTCGAATCCCTGGCGAACTGGAGGTACCGTTGCCGGAGACGCTCGTAGTAGTCGTGGTCATTGTGCTCGAACACGCGGTCAACGTATTTCTCGCGCCCGCGTAGCCGATCCAGCGCCACGTCCGCCGGCACGTCGACAATGAGAATGGAGTCCGGCTTCAGCCACTCGTGCGTCTGCTGCACATCGTAGATTGCATCGAGGTGGTGGTCTTCCTGCTGATAGACGTAGCCCGAGAGCAGCGTGTGCCGATCGGCGATGATCGTAGCTCCATCCGCGAGGAACTTCTTGATGTGTCGCTCGGCGTCGATGGCGTCGGCGACCATCAGGTAGAGGTAGGTGGAGCGGTCGAGCGAAGCGTCGACGAACGATTGTCGGATGAGCTTGCCGATTGGCCAGTCTGACGGGAAGCGCAGCAGTACCGAATCCGGTTGGAAGTGCGTGTGTAGTGCTTTGGCCAGTGTCGACTTTCCGCTACCATCGATCCCTTCAACGAAGATCAGCTTTCCTGGCATGGGACTTTCCTTGGGCGACCATGTGATACGCGTCCACGCTTCAGTAAAGCAAGGACGTTGATCATGTCTTCACTCGAGCTGTATTCAGGATCGTTGCGCATGTCCTGGTACTTTCCCCAGTGCTCGCATTTGAGCCTGCCGATCTCGACTAGGAAGGCCAGTATCGTTTCGTAGACCACAAGATTTCGAGGACAGTCTTCGCGTGGTCGGTCGATACGGATGCCGCACAACAGGCAGGCGCAGCGGAAACCTCGATAGTTCTCGAGCCACCCCATCGCGATTCCGGAAAGAGCTGCGTAGGCTCGGTCGGTGATAGAGAGGCCTTCCAGGACAGGGTCACGGGGTATGTCCATCAGACGCCGAGAGTAGCACGGCGCTGGAGATCCTCCAGGCGCTCGATACGCTGTAAGACCCGCCCGAGCTTCCCCTCCAGCTCGCGCTGTTCCAGACGGAGCCCCTCCAGCTCCTTCTCGACTTCGGGAAGGGCTGGAGGGACTACCGCCTCTCCGCCGCAAGTGCGGCAAGTCTTTTTGAAGGCCGCCGGCATCTAGCCGCCGTCGCCCTCGTCCTCTTCCTCCTCCTCTTCCGCCGTCGTCTCGGGCTTGCCCAGCTTGTCGAGGTCGACCAGCTTGAGGGTCACGAGGACCATCCCTGGTACTACAGCAGAGGTGTCGATGACCGAGATCCGCTGCTTCTTGCCGGCCGTCTCGCTCTCCTTGGAGACGGCCTCGGAGAGCAGGTCCAACATCCCGAAGACCTGGCCTTCCTCGGCCAGGATACGCGCGACCGCGAGGCGAAGCAGGGCGCGGATCGTGCGGCGCTTGTGGGAGATCGTCGGGGGAACGCCCTTCTCCTTGTAGGTCGCTTCGATGGCCTCGGCGATCATCTTCTGGATCTCGGCGCGCTCGAAGCTCGGTCCCGCCTGCTCGGGATGGCTGTGAACCTCGCCGCAGTGGGGGCACACCTTGCCGCAGGTAGGCGCTGCCTTGGCGGCCGGGGCCTCGGCCGGGGCCTCGGGCTGAGCCGCGCTGTCGGGCGCTGCGGTCCCTTCGGGTATGGGGGTGCTGGGGTTGTCGGTCTTGTCGTCCATGGGTCTCCTCGTTCGTCCGTTGTGTGGCGTTGGTTTGCTAGTTGACGTCGCCTTTGCTCTTCGCTTGATTCGCCTTGAGGATGGCGATCAACTCCTCCGGGTTCTTGGCTCCAGCCTCCTTGCCGTAGGCTTCCATGGCCTGGCCGATGAAGGGCTGCGGCGGGATTCCTCGGTCGATGCAAGTGCGGGCAGCGATGTGGAATATCGCCCGCACCGTGCGGCGCATGTGATCCCCCGACATCGTCTCGAAAACCAGTCCCATGTCGGCCAGCGCTTTCTTGACGGCCGGCTCGATGGCTTGCTGGATGTCGGTGCGGGTGAACTCCTGGGCTTCGACCTTACCCTCCTCGGGCTTCTCGTTCTCGCTCATGCGATCTCCTTCACGACCGGCTCCTCGCCGGGGTAGTGCTTTTTGAGCAGAGCCACCAGCCATTCGGTGGGGGTGTCGATGACTTCCCAAACTTTCTCGGCAGCCACCCACTTGCGGTTCTTGTACGGCAACGACTTGATCTCCGCGACGAAACTCGCACTGTATGGTGTCTTGACGCGCGCTATCCCCGTCGGCGTGATTTCGATCAAGCAGTCCGATTGCGCGAACCAGGTTTCAACCGTGCTTTTCTTCTGGGTGGGGTATGCGACCTTCTCCACCACCGTTGCTGCGAGCATCGTTTCCTTCTGGGCCTGCGCCAGCTTGACCTCGTACTCCTTGGCAGCGATGAGCGCCTCGATGAGCCCCTGGTTGTTGGGCCAGTGGGTCAAGATTGCCATCCGGAACTCGGCAGCGCTGGAGGCGGGGACTGACCAGGTCGCCTTCTCGCTCTTGCTCGCCGGATGGAAAGCTCGGCCGGGGATCGCGCGGAGGGCCTTCGTGCCCGCCTTGTTGCGGGGGCCAACCAGCCAGAGGCGACCGTTCTCGAAGACCACCGTGCTGGGGCCGGTTGCCGCTTCACCGCGCCAGAGGCTCGCTAGCCCGATGTAGCCGAGGCATTCGACTGTCTTGATCAGCGTTTCGCGGTTGGTGTTGCCGATCGAGAAACTGAGGAGCCACTCGATGCGCTTCACCGTCTCCCGCCAGTCGTTGGTTTCCCCTGCCTTCATCACGGTCTCGACCAGGGCGAGGGTGTGGAAGCAGATCGCCGGCACCTGCGCGGTTTCGAGGCCGTTGTGGAAGACAGTCTGCGCGGTGGGGACGTCGGCGGGGATCAGGGTGGCGAGGAGGGCGCTGTCTAGCTTGCGGCAGATGGGGCCGATCCCAACCTCCATCGAAGCGGCATCGGTCAGCTCATGACCGCAACGGGCGCAGTTTCGAGCGGCGCAATCGGGGGTCATGCTCATCATCGCCGTGCCTCCTTCAAGGACTCTGTCCTCGACACCTCTACTGTAGCAACAAGCAGGAGATTGTCAAGCCCCTTTCTGCTCACTAGATGGTTCGACAGCCTAGATATCCGATGCCTGCCGTTGAGTCTTCCAGTCCCGCTCGTGGTCGAGGAGCCAGGCGGCGTCGCGAGTGTTGCCGGTCTCGGCTACCCGCCAACCGTCGACCCAGGCTGTCGCCGCATTCTCGTTTGGGTGCATGCCCGCGAGGGCTCCGCCGAAGCAGTCCGGACGCTCGGGAACGGTGCGGAGCTTCAGCACCTTGCCGACCTTGGCGAACTGCGTCGGAATCCAGGCGGTGTCGACCTGCTCACTTCTATCCTCAAGACGGCGGCGGAGAATGCACTGGGTGTACTGCTGCTGGTGACCCATGCGGGCACCTTAGCAAGCGGACGAAGGATTGTCAACAGGAAGGAACTACTTGCGAGGCTTGTTCTTCTCGGCGTGCGGCGTGCCTGGGCCGTACTGCGCGTAGTACTTCTTCACGGCATCCTCGGCTGAGGATGCCATCGTGCGCAACTCGCGCGCGTGCCCGTGGAGGCTGGCGGCCGTCTCCTTGATGGCTGTCTCGGCTTCCTTCACCGCTGACTTGTTCTTGCCCGAGTAGTAGGCGGCTTCGGGACCGGGTTCGTTCTGCAAGCCCCAAGGACCCTGCATATTGAACGCGGGAATCTTGGCAGCGATCACCGTTTGCCGGACCGCGCTCAACTCGGCCTCGAGCTTGGGATCGATGCGAGGGTCCAGTTTCTCGATGCGAGCTGCCTCGGCATCGAGCTTGTCGGCCAGTGCCTGGATTCTCTTGATCACCGGTTTCATACGTGTCAAGGCGTCCTCCAGCGGAGGGACTTCGCTCACCTCTTGGAGATTCAGGGCGGCTCGCGCCCATGAGATCAGGGTCTTGAACTCGGCGGTCATGGGCCGATGCTAGCACAGAGCCAGGGCGGATACATCCCGCCCTCCTCACTTCGCGAGCGCGTGCTCGGCCCAGAACTTCTGGCTGGCCACCAGCTTCTCGGGGTTGCCGGCCACACCCGGGTCGCCAGGTTCCTGCGGGGAGAGCGCCCCGCCGAACACTGTGTAGATGATGCAGTCGTGGTGGATCTGTTGCTTGCCGGTGCCGGTGCAGTAGTGGCAGGTCAGCGTGCCTACACCCATCGGCGACACCCCGCCTTGACACATTGGGCAGGGGATCTCCTCGTCGTGCGGGCCGGCGATGATGGTGACATCACGGACCTGCCGCGTCGGCCGGTTGACGAGGCGTGAATCGTACTCGCGCGCGCCGCGCCGGCCGTAGTGGACCTCGGCCTCGGGCACCGGCTCGTCGCCCATTACGGGGCCGTAGAGCCCACACGGCACGGTCCCCAGCTCCTCAGGGAGCTGAAAGGTGTCGATGAAGAACTCGTGCCGGTCGGCGTACTTGGTGAGGAGGAAAGCGATCTGCGGCTCGCCTATGCCGTGGTCTAGGTGGCTCTCGCCGTGGCGCTTCATATCCTGTAGACGCGTGTCCTCTCGAAAATCTGATCGCTACCAGAGCTTCGGCAAGAGAAAAGGCAAACCGTCGTTTGAGGGGTCGAGCTGCAGACGGGCAAGCTTGAGCCGCAGCCAGGCGCGCCAGCGCCAGAGACGAGGAAGCTGGGCGAGAGCCAGAATCGCTGCTCGCTGCTCTTGGCAGCATTGACGGATACCAGCGAACTCGAGCGACATGATGCCGACGGTTCCGTGTGGGGAGCAGTTCCCTGGGTACTTGTTTGCCTTGCACCACCAGCTGTTCCTCTCGGGGGAGAGGGGACCGATTGCCCAGGTAGTCTCGTCGATGGTGAGGTTCTCCGGACAGGGTCGATTCATGTGCCGGACAGCTTCGAGGGCGCGCTGGACAACTTCTTCGGGAAAGAGAGGTGGTGGGGGAGGTGGCGGGCAAGGTTCGCGGTAGGGATTCATCGTGTTTCGTGCAGGGTTGCCTGTAGGGTGTCGGCCGCTTGTTGGACTTTCCGCTTTGCCGACAGGATGCGGCGCTTCTTGACCTTAGGGCTGTGGAAGTTCTGATGCGCGCTCATCACTCGCCGAATGGACGGCACGCCGTCGATGTTGGTGTTGTTGTGCCAGGCGCAGAGTGCCCCGATCCAGGAGCATCTCGAGCAGACTTCGACCACGATCGCCTTCGCGCCGCAGTATTGGCAACGGCCGATGCGAGCGCGCGATTGCCACAGCTCGCGTAGCCGCTGACTGGGGCTCATCAATGGCCTCACTTGTCACCCCTCGGGCTTGCAGCAGACGGCCTCGGGGAACAGCTTGGCTAGCTCCGCGTCCATCCGGTTGTAGATAGCCTTCAGCTCCTCGTCCTCACGCTCCTTGAGGGCCTCCAGCTCGGCGCGGAGCTTCTTCCCCGCCTCCACCGGCAAGATCTTGATCGGCTTCCACCAGAGGCCCGGCCCGTATTCCTTCGTCTCTACGCACCCGTCGTCACGCCAGCGGACGATTTCCCCGCCCAGCACGTAGGGGAAGCAGCCGAGCTTCCAGAAGGCATAGAGCTTTGGTAGAGGAACTTTGTTCTCGATCGGTCTCGGGGGCATCAGCTGTCCTCACGGTAAGGCCGGCGGCAGATTGTTCGGGCAATCTCCCGTCGGATGTTTCGGAACCAGGTCTTGCGCTGGTACAGCGGAGCGGCCTCGGTTGGGAGGGCTCGGATCTGCGCCAGCAGCTTTTCGTCGAGGGTAGGCTTGCGTCGGCTCATGATCCCTTCCTAGCGATCGTCGTAGGCGGCGTCGGCGCGTTCGGCGGTGATGTCCGCGAGGCAGTCAGGGCAACGCTCCTCGTAGCCGCCACCCGTCGGGAGGACGCCTTCGCCGTGGCATGTCGGGCACTGTCCGTCCTCGTCGGCCGGCGCGGGGCGGCAGTTCACGCAGAGCCAGCCGTCGTCGGTATCCTCGAGGTCGTCGCGCTGAAAGCCGCACTCGTCACAGAAAGTGGCGTCTATGAGATCACGGCGTCCTTTGAAGTCGACCTCGCCGCAGAGGAGGATGGTGAGGACCCGCTCGACCTGCGCGCGATCGAGGGTCTGCGGCCGGAACTCATCAGCCATCGTCCCCTTGTCGGTCAGCTCGCGGTCGAGGACCATGATGCGCTCGGCGAGGCTCGTGGGTTGGCAGTTCGTCATGTCTCCTATTATAGCAATAAGCTGGTGATTGTCAAGACCCCTAGCTACTTTCCTGCGAAGCGAAGAACCGCCCTGTGGACGCGCCCTTGCACGTTCACATCTAGTTCGAAGTCGCACTCCGGACAGATTACCAGGGTCCGGCCGGTCATGGGGTCGACCCCCAGGTCAATCAGGGGACATCCGTGCTCAGGGCACCTGCCGTCTTTGATCCGGATCTCCCCATCGATGCCTATCCAGCCTTCCGGTAGCGCCTGGCTGCCCGTCAGGGCGGCCGAAGCGATGGAGGCCGGCATGGGGGCCTCGGGAAGCCAGGAGGGGCACTGGGCGGGGCTAGGGCGTTTCATGGCTATCGATTAGCTAGCTGGCAAGAACCGCAGGTTGCCTCTACTCCGCTTTTCTTGGAGCAGAAGTGCTCGCAACACCGCGCGCCGCAGGATCGGCAAAGCCACAACCTCGCGATTGCTACTTTCTTGCATCGCGAGCATCGCTTGATGTGGGAGCTTGTCTTGGGGAGTGTCATCTCACGTCCGCGTACTTCATGCAGGTAGCAAGAACGTGGTCATAGTCGCCGCCCATGGCTTCGACTTGGAAAGCGTGGAGTTGCTCTCGAGTCCAGCCGGCCTTGCGAAGTGTTTGTGCGGTGGTTCCGATCACGGAGTAGGCGTTGCCGTTGGTGCCGGTGAGCTTCACCTTCGGGCGTGGGAGCTTGTTGATGTCGGTGGTATCGGCCATGGCTACTTGCCTCCCCTGGCGGCGAGGCGGCTGAGGATGCGGGCTTGGTTGGCGGCCATCTCGGCGCGGAGCGCCTGGAGATGCTTGCAGTCGTGGACGCCGGTCTTCTTGGCGCTGAAGATCCAGGCAGGGCAGGTGCAGTAGATTACGCCGTCCGCGCCCTTGCGGACCTGGTAGCTCTTGTTCGGGTTGCTCTTGCTGGGGATGGTGGCGAGGATCGTCATGGGGCCTCACTTTCCTTCGAGCTGGTGTGCTCGACACCAAACAGTCTAGCAACAAGCCAAGGATTGTCAAGACCCGAAGATCTGGCCTTGTTCCGCTTCCTTGGGCTAGTAGGAGCGTGTGGTGACGAACGGATCTGGCTCCGGGGCCTCGGGGAGCCAGCGCAAGAGGTCCGAAGCCTGCCGAGTCCAGTCGAAGGGAATACCGCTCGCGATCAGCGTCGCGTGGACGCGCTCCTGGAGATCCTCGAAGATCCCGTAGTAGGGAGCCATCATTTCGGGCCAGTCGTACTCCTCTGGCGGAAGGCAGCAGACGTAGCCTGGACTGACGGCGACACGATCGATTCCGGCAGCGCGGGCCATGCTGGCGATCATCTCGAACACCACCGGGGTCTCGTCGGTATGGGTGCTGATCTCGATGAGGAGGTCGCGGGTGATCACGTTGAGACGCGTGGAGGTCTGGAGAAGTTGCGTCATCGTTATCCCCCGCAGAGGTAGAGGTGGTCGGTCGCCCATTCGCAGGCGAGCTTCTTGTTGGGGAATGGCGGGCTCTGGCAAGCGTCGCCGCTGGGGAACTCCACCCAGGTCACGAAGCTGGTTCCGTCCGTGACCGCCACGACCTTGAAGGAGTTGGCGAGGTGGGTGGTACCCCGATCGGTGGTGACGAGGGTGTGAGCGAGGGCTTCGAGGGTTGCGGCGGTGGTCGTCATCGGCCTATCTCCTTCGGGCTGGCGTGCCCGACACTGTTACTGTAGCAATAAACCGAAGATTGTCAAGCCCCCTGTCGATCTTTTCTGTACAACGACAGAAGCATTACCCCAGCGCCTCTCTCGAGTTCGGGTGGCAGTCGCACCCGATGGACTGCTTCCCGCACCAGGGGCACTCCTCCACGTCACAACCTGGATGGTGGCATTCGCCATAGACGACGCCGCAGTCGTGACAGGGCTTCTCCAGGCATTCGGCACGGTACAGGAGGACGCGATCCTCCGGGGTGCCCACCGGATTCGTGGTGAGCAGGGCGTACCGCAGCTCGTAGCCGTAGGGGATAGGCGGTCGGATCTCCCCTCGCCTATTCGGATGAGGCACCTTGGCCGTGCATCCCTTCGTGTTCAGATCCAGCATCTCCTGATTGCAGTAGCCGCACGTTGACATGTCAGCCCTCCCACGCGAATTCGATTGAGATCTGCGCTGCCGTCATCTCGGACCGCAGCGCCCGCAGTGCCTCTCGGGTCTGCTGACGGCTGCCCTGGGCGATGATAGTCGGACTGCCGTTGGAGACGATTCGGTAACCGACCGTCTCGAGCACCTCCGTCAGTAGCTCGCGCAACGGGGCGAAAGTGACGTCGCGGAAGATGATCTGCTTGGGGGCTACGGCGGCGAGCAGGCGCAACAGAGGCTCCTTCGAGGACATCGTCCTCGATTGGTTGCCTCCACTGTAGCAAGCATTTTAGAGATTGTCAAGCTCGGAAGGGACCGACGTTAGGACTACTTCTTTCCGCCGGTCTTCACCCACTTGCCGAAGACCATCTTCTCGCCCGGCTTGCTCTTCGCGAGCTTGCGCTGGGTGCGCTGGTGCTGCTTGGCGAACTGCTGCCCCTGTTGTACCCAGGCATGTGCCCCCTGTGGGCCACGCGGGGCCGCGCCTCCCTTGGCAGCTTCGCGGGAGGCCGCCGGGGACTTGCCTTGCGCCCGATGCGACTTGTATGCCTTGAACTGCTCGGGGGTGACGGCCTCGTCGAGGGCGAAGCAGAGGTCTTCGAGAAGGTCACGGATCGAGTTCATGATCTGGCTCCTAGTTCGTGAGGGCGAGGACGCCCAGCACCACGGCCGTTCCGACAACGAAGCCGCCCATCACGCCGAGGGAGAACTTGTTGTTGTCCCACCAGCTCGGTTGCAGCTCTTGGATGGCTACGTCACCGAGGCGCAGCCTGGTCTCGTAGAGATCTCGGTGAGCGCGCCACACGGAGCGGTCGGCTTCGTAGTAGGTCCGCAGCTCTTTGTAGCCGATCTTGAAGAGGGCAACACGTCCGGCATAGCCTTCGCTGATCAGGATGCCGGCTCGGTCGACGTGCTGTCCTACTTCGATCGATTCGGTCCATTCGGTCGAGTCCCCACCTTCGGGAAGGACCACCGGAAGGTCCTTCGGGTCCGGCGGTAGCGGGGTGTCCTCGACGCGCCGCTCACCTGGAGGCACCGTTGGCGCTGTCGGCAGGAGAGGCCGGCAAGCGGTCAGGACCAGGAGGGCGCTGAAGACGAGGTGGCGTGTCATCGCCTACTCTGAGGCCAGACCATCGATGACGTCGTGAATGTGTTTCTCCAGCTTTATCTCGATGGTGTGGACGAGTCCCTGGAACGCAGACCCGCCACTTCCACCCGGGTCTACCACCTGCCAGATGGCGCGAGCCGCCGCGAGGATGGCCGCATCGGTCTTTTCGCGCTTCTCCTTCTCGTAAGCGGCGTCGGTTTTCCCCTCGAACCCCTCGTACTGATGCCCGGTGCCAGACAGCACCCGCAACTCCTGCTGGGTGATCGGCCGCTCCTTCTCCTCCTTGAGGACGGGGCTGTACTTGGTCGCCTCGTCGAAGCCAGGCCGGCTGTTCTCCAGGCCTATCAGGCGGCGGATCTCGTGGTCGGTCTTGGGATCGAACGGCATCTGGTTCTCCCTACTTGCCCGGACAGCGTAGCACGCCAAAGGTCATCTTGGGCTCTTCACCGCTGGGGCAGCGCAGCGCGGCCATTGTGAACTTCTTCTTGGCCTTCGCCTTGGTCGCCGGATCTTGATCGATGTCGGCGTCCTTCTCAGGGTCGGGACTCCAGACGTCGGCGGCTTCGCGCAGAGCTTGGATGAGATGACGGATCACATGGAGAGCCTAACCGATCTCGATGCCTAGGGGAAGAGTGCTACTTGTCTAAGCCCTTGAAGGAGCCTCCCCCCGTCGGCGAACGTTGCTATCTGGAAGTCGATCAGGCACGATCTCTTCATGGCCGACAAGAAGGACGTGCTTCAGATTCCGGTGGTGGCTGTACAGGTTCCTGATGGGAAACCCATCGAGAGCCTTGACGTGATCAGGACCCAGGAGGGTTTCATCTTCGCCATCGCCGAACGCGGCCCCATCCAGCGTCGAACCCTCGTCACTATCTCGCGGGCACATGCTGTTGAGCTGGCGCACTTCCTGGCCGGTATCACCCGAATGCTACCTCCGGAAGATGATGATGAGAGTGAGCCTACCTAACTCGGATTTGCGACCATGTGGTCGCTATGTCTGTGGCTTGACCGTCTTCGCCTTGGCGGCCCGCAGAGCTTGGACTTCGCCCAGCTTGTCCATGGCAAGCTTCTGCCAGTACTGCGCCGCCTGAGTATCCCCCCGCTGCTGCGCTTTGGCCATCTTCTCTCGATGGCTGTTCATCTCTTCCCTAGCCACCGCCTCGGCGTCATTCTCCAGGAGAGTACGTAGCTGTTCGATCAAGGTCCGGATACCCGCAGGCATGGACCGAGTATAGGACTAAGAAGTTCGAGATTACAACAGGCTGGGAGGGAGGAGGCCACGAACCTCCATCAGAAGCTGCCCGAGGCGGTTAGCCCCCTTGCCATCACAAACCCCCCAGTAGGTGTCGTTCCAGTGGTTGCCCTCGATCAGCTCGGCGTCGCCTGTGTCGAGAAGGCGATAGCGCATCTCAGTGATCTGGAACTTCTGCCAGAGCAGCTCTCGCATCACGTCGTCCTTGACCTGTTCCCAATCGGGGCGGAGTTGGGCTTTGCGTCCGAGCTTCTTAGCGTCAGCCGGTGTTTTGGCTAGAGCGATCAGGTTGCGCTCGATCGGGTTGTAGGTCTTGGCGGCCTGGAAGGCGTGCTCCGTGGATGGGTAGCTCTTGCCCTCAAAGGTGACTACACAGGGATAGAAGTTACTGAGGAAGCCGTACTTGCCGGAGAAGCTATTGATCACGAGGGGGCTCGTCATGTCCCTACTATAGCAATCTCATGGAGGATTGTCAAGAGGGAGGAAAGGGGCGGATCAGGCACCAGATTCCAGCCAGGTCGCAAGCATACTTGATGCGCCTGGATTCCAGGTTGTCCTGTGAATGGATGATGACCCGACGAGGCCATCGGTCGATCATCAGGTTGGAAGTCACGAACCGTATGAGGTCCAGACCGGTTTTTGGTTTGAGATCGTGGTCCAGGTAGACCAGGTCGAAGCGCGGGGTTAGCTCGAGCATCAGGGCTGCATCGATATAGTTGTCGGCCATCACGACTCGGTGGTCGATCAGCTTCTCCTCGAAGCTCTTGCGGCGAGCCTCGCTGAGGTCGACCACCAAGATCCTCATGGTAGTCGATCCTAGCACGGACATTAGCCGCCGCGTCGCAAGTCTGCCATTACCTCGCGGACCAGGGTGGGATCGACGTGAATCTGCTCGGCGATTTCGAGCGCAGAAGACCCCGGCTCGCACCGCTTGAGGTACTGGACGATGCGTTCTTTCGAGGGATTGCTGGAGGTGACAGACGACGGGGTACCTGGGAGGGCGGTCGGCACGGCTTGCACCGTCGGGAAGACCTGCGGGATCTGTGCTACCTGGCCGGTGATGGACGCGATCAGCTGGGCGTGCTTGGTGATGAGGGGTAGGAGGTCCTTCTCCACCGCCAAGATCTCCACGTTCACCGCTTCCCGTCGCGCCCGCATCTCCGCGAGCTTCATCCCCAGCTCGGCGATCTGTGCCCCCAGAGTCGCCAGCTCCGCAATGTTGATGTCCGCCATGCGTCTGCTGTAGCCGGTTGCCGGCCGATTGTCAAGGCGTGCCGGTCTCCTAGTTGAGGCGGGTGACGAAAGCCGCGATCAGAACTTCTCCTCGGAGGATGCAGTAGCCCGCGCGCCCGCTCAGGCTCTGCCATGTCGCGGCTGGAGAGCAGAAGCTCCACAACTCGTCCCCGGGCTGAAGCTTGGTCTTGAAGCGCTCCCACTCCGCTTGCGCGAACATGAACGGCCCGTCCGGAGGGTGGCCTCCTCGGGTGAGGCGGTCGGCACGGTGCGGGGCGTTCTCGGCCACGGCTTGTGTCTCCGCCTCCTCAAGTGTCTTCACCTCTAGTAGCCAGGCCGGATGAATTCCGACGGCTAGCGCACTGACGATGTCTACTGTGAGTGTCACGAGACCATCTCCATCATCAGCCTCGGGTGGTAGGTCATCCACCAGCGAGAATCCGGCTTGTCCTTGAGGGCGCTCATGACCTGGCTGCACCACTCGGCGGGGATCGCCTTCTCACCGAACCAACTCCCCAGCAACGCTCCGGCGATGGCTCCGTTCGTGTCGCTATCTCCACCACGATCAACGCAGTCGATGAGTCCGGCCTGGAAGGTCGGGGCGTGCATCAGCTCCCAGAAGGCTAGGCGGAAGGCCACCCGGACGAAGCCCTGTGACCCGTGCATGTCGAGAGAGGTTGTGACCCGCTTCAGCATGTCGTCCTTCTCCCATAACTGCTCGTCGTAGAGGAGGGGGTCTGGCTCGAGCGCCATGCAGAGATCGAGGTCTAGTTGGGCGGCTGCTGTCTCAATCTCCTCCTTGGTGAAGATGTCGTCCTTGATCTGGTCGAGCATGTCAGCTCGGGAATCGGCTATCGCGAAACTGGCGGCGATCAGCATCGATTCCCGTGTCGCGTGCGGGTGCGTGAGCGCGTAGGCGATGGCGCTGTCGAAGGCCGCGCAGGCGATCATGCACCTGGGGTCGGCGTGGGTGGTCGCCGACTCCTCGCGGGCGGCCCACCGGAGGGCCTGTGCGCCTTGCCCTGCCATGAAGACCGCTAGAGGCGAGGTACGCATCAAGCTGCCGTTGCCGGCGCTCCTACGGCCTCCGCCGGCCCAGGACTGGCGACCAGCCGTCACGGCCGCCTGGTCCTTCAAGATCCCCCTGCCCTTGTGAGCAGCCTCGTAGGAGCTGATCGCTCCCGATGTCTGGCCGCCAACATCGAACGCCCCATGCCGCCAAGCCGCGTAGCGGTCCATGAGGTCGACCGGATCGATTCTCTTCCGCTCCATCAGGCTGCAGGCCAGAGCGACCGCGAGCTGGGTGTCATCGGTCACTTGGCCAGGATCGAGCCCGAACGGTCCCTTGCCCTCGAGAGGGCGGTAGGGAGCCTTGAAAGCTCCCCAGGGCTGGTGGGGAAGATGGCGGAACTCGAGGGTCGTTCCCAGGGCGTCCCCTACCGCCTGGCCCATCAGGGTGCCTCGTGCTCGATCTTTGCCCACTCGATCCTCCTGTCTCTAATGTAGCAAACAGGTAGGTGATTGTCAAGACCTCTGTTCGACTCTAATTTTGCAGGCGTAGCAACAGACTTGGACCTCGGTTTGTGCCGGTCCTTGTGCCCACATCCACGTCCTTGGTACGAAGATCCGGACGGTCTCGGCTGTCTCTTCGGGGCGACAGCTAATCAGGGCAGTCTGTCCGCAGCACGCGCAGGTGATCCGGATCAGCGTCCGGTGATTCTGGCCGACCATGCGCAGGACGATGAGGGCGAAGGTGCTGAGGCACAAGAATGCTACCCATGCAGGCTCTCGACTGGAGGCGACGGCCTGGGCGATTGCGAAGCCACCAACGGCCCAAGGGGCCTGCTTCCACATCAGGTCGTGCCACACCGCTTTTTTGTCCTTCGCACCACTACCCCTATCAGGGCTTCTCCTGGAGTGAAGATTGAGAATACCTCCCAGCCCTCCCCCTCGAGCTTCGACAGCCTTGCCTTCACGATGGCGCTGATACCCCCAAGTAGCTTGCTGTTGAAGTATCTCACGTCCCACTCATGCTGCTTGGCTTTGGTCATCGGTCCTCGATTGCGACCACATGGTCGCTAGAATGGGAGGGGCTCCGTCTTGACCGGCTGACTGACAAGGACGAAGCGGTCCCCCAGGACTTTCAGCTCGTCCAACACTGCTTTCTTGGCCAGCTTGCCGGCTCCGCAACCGACCAAGGGCAGCGCGACCTCGCGGTCATCCGGCAACTGGAGCAGCGTCAATTCGTTGATGCTGCGGCGGAGCAACTCCAGCGACGCCTTCTGGTCCCAGGACTTCCAGGGCGCGTCGACCTTGAGCGATTTCGTCGGGAAGAGGATCAGGCCCTCATCCGTGTAGACTACGGGCGTACTGGCTCCTTGGAGCTGGCAGAAGTGCCCGTACAGCAGAGGTAGCACTGGGAATCGCTCCGAGACGCCTAGCGCCACCCCCGCCTTCATGGGATTGGGACCGACGCGAGCGTAGGCGTCGTCCTTCGGAGGCACGCGCCCCCAGCCGATGTTGGTCGGCACGACGATCCACGCCTTGCCCAGCCAGACCCAGAGGTCTCCCTCGGCGCGCCGCACTAGGGTGTCCACCCCTTCGGGGGCTTCCATCTGGCCGCTTGCGCCTGCATCGCCCACAGTGGCCAGGGCTTGTCGCTCTTGTCGCGTATCGCTGCCTTGGCCATCTTGAGGGCGTTGAGGGCATCCTTCTTCGACTTCCAGAAAAAGCCCTTCGAGTCCCGCTCGATGCCTGGCGAGTTCATCACAGCTATCGAGGCCTTGATGTGTTCCCAGTCGTCGTCGCCGTCACTGTCGGGACGACGAGAATCAGCCCCGGCCTTCTTCAGATCCTTCTCGGTGAAGTGCTCGCCGCCTTTCCCGAGGATGCCGCCCATGTCGTCGTCCTCGTCCTGGAAGAACCAGGCGATCCGGTACTGGTAACGATCCTCGTAGACATCGAGCTTGTCAGCCACCTTGCACCTCCGTTATCAAGTCCCAGCCGTCCCCGGAGCACTCTGCCGATCCGTCGGTGGCGGTCAAGGCTCGATGCCGGTATCCTGGTTCCTAGTCGCCGGCACGGTCACCTGGTTCTTGCGATCCCACTCCGCCTTGAACTTCGCCCTGGGCAGGACCGACCGCAATGCCGCTGCCTCGAACTCGGCGTGCTTCTGCGCAGCTTCATGCTTGGCCAGAGCCTGTCTGGCCTCCTCGGTCATGGGCTTGGTCTTCTTCGGACCTGGAACGGTCGCTAGGGCCTCGAAGCGCTCCGCGTCCTTGCAGCGGTGGCAGAAGCTCCCTTTGCCGCAGTGTCCGCAGGAGAAGGTCGTCTTGATCGAAGACATAGGTGATCCTTAGCAGGTAGGTGGTGGATTGTCAACATCAGTTTCACGGGAGGATCGCCAGGATATGTTGGGCTATGTTCTGGATGGCTGAGGGAAGGCTCTGGAGACGACGATGGAAGACGTAGCGCCACACCGACTCCAGGCTGCTGGGGTCGAACTGCCTACGCAAGACTGCCTGTCGGACGGCGGCCTCCGTCATCCCCGTCAAGCAGGCGAGGTCAGCGAATCCGTAGGCCCATAGACGCACACTGGAGCCAGGCTTCACCCGGGGAGACAGCTCGACCAGCCGTCGACGGACGTTCGGTTGAAGATGGCGGGGCTTGCGTGGCATCAGTAGCCCATCCTCTCGGCAACGCAGGCCGGAC